TTAAGAATTCATAATGTACTCGAATTTATCAGGTACGATTTTCCGTTGGCCTTCAGTGACATGCAAGTATACTAGCCTTGTGATGTTGTCGTTTTTATGACCCAGCCGTTCTTGTATAACGGCAAGATCTACGCCAGCCTCAGCCAACAGAGATACATGAGTGTGTCTTAAACTATGGGGAGTTAGAGAGAGTGGTAACTCAGCTTTATCTAGTAGAAATTTAAATTTTTTTGCCAGGTAAGAATAGCAGACAGGATACCCTGGCTTTCGTAAACTCCAGAAAATGAAACCTTCGTCGGTCTGTACGTCCCTATCTTTAGCCAATTGGTCCCGCAAGCGTATCTGTGACTTGATGACCTTTATAACGGTATCTCCAAGCGAGACCTTGCGAATTGACGTCTTGTTTTTGGGTGGTCCTAATAAATAGTTAGAAATCCCCTGAGATACTGTTAGGGTCTTTGTTATACTTAATGTGCGTTCAGCTTCGGAAAAATCCGTTTTTTTCAAGGCAGAAAGCTCACCAATACGCAAACCTGTATAAGCCAGCACAAGGAAGAAGTTATAATCTTGAGGGATTCCAACAAACCGAAGAATCTGAAAAAAGTGTTTTAACTGCTCCTTTTCTAAGTATTTCGGTAGTTCTCCGATCCCGGACTCTATTTCCTCGAGAGTTTGTTTAAAGGCAGGAACTATTGCGTGCGCTGCTGGGTTCTCTGAAATCAATTTTTTGCGAACTGCATCTGCAAACATGGTACGTGCGGTATTGTGGTACGATTTGATGGTGTTTTGTTTGCGATTATCTTTTTTTAGACTATTAAGATAACGTTGATAATCGTCTGGGAGTATATCTTTAAGCTTGATTGTTTTGCTAAAATACTTTTCTATAGCTACTAATCCTGCCTTTCTACTTCGAAGAGTATTGTGGTGTGGTTCGCGTTCAATTTCATAATCTTCTAACCAACGTTCATTCCAAGTGCCAAGAGTGATGGTTTTTTCGTCAACAAGTTTTCCGTCAAGTCTTTTTGCCTTGAACATGATACCGAAATCAATCGCTTCTTGGATTGTGGAAAAGGATTTGGACTCCTTTTGTTTTCTCTTCTTTACTCCGTTGACTGTAATATCTACGCTGTATCGAAAGGTGAATCGCCCATCTCGCTCCCTCACACCAGGAGGGAGCTTCTTTTTTTTAGCCATAAATTTACTCCTTATAGAACAAGTGTTCTGTTTATAGGTATATTTAAACGGCCCTGCGACCGGAAAGCGCAAAGATTATATAAACTCAATAATCTGTAGATTAGGGTTGAAAAAAATTATGTGGTGGTCATCGAAAATAGTATAAAGTCCATATTTTTTCTCATAGTGTTTAACGGAGTCTTCAAAAAAATCCTCAGTTACGCCTATGTGCTCAGCAATTTCATATCTATTTCTAGCGCCGCTCTTGTAGGCTTGTATAATAGAATTAAGAGGTACAAGCCTTTCATATCCCCAGTTACGCGCTCTTTTTTCCTGTTTTAATTCCCTCATGTCTTTAAGATCTAAGATGTTACCAAATGAAGTATGGTGATGACCAAGCTCCTCTGCTAGTACACAAGCCTTTTCTACAAGGGTTGTTAAAGCAAGAGGGTTTAAAGTTATAACTCCATCCATATACAACCCTTTTATTCTGCGCGACTTGAAAGTATGCTCTCTTACTTCAATTCTATTGTTGTCTGCCTCAACGAGCAATTCTTCAAGCAAAGGCCTCACCCTTATTTTCTTTTAGATTTTATGTATTGTGCATATTCAAGAATTTCTCTCATTTCTTCTTCTGTATAATCCTCGCCTTCAAAATGAGCTGCAATTGTACTTGGCTCTTCAAGGCCAATGCGTTCAATGCCGCCATCTTCAATAATGTTGCTTTTCTTAATTTTGAAATGGCGAGCCATTTTTTCAATAGCTCCCATACGTGGTTCTGATAGACCGCTTTCCCAGGCAGAAACCGCCTTATTTGTAACGCCAGCTATCTCTGCCAACTCCTGTTGAGTTAAATCAAATCTTGTACGTAATTTTTTAATATTGTTGCTTATTACCACCGTTATCCCTCCGCTCTATTTTAAGTAGATTATATGCTGAATGTAGAAAAAAATCAACATTGATTATCAAAATAAATTAGATTTTGTTGTTGACAGTCTATTTTAATTAGATTAATATGGACACATCGGAAGGGGGAAGGAGGGAAAACCACTATGGTGTTGACGGTTAAAAAGGCTAGACTTCTGTCCGGACTGACTCAAAAGGATGTAGCTGATAGCCTTGGTGTACACGTTCATACGTACATGAAATGGGAAAAGAAACCGGAACAAATGAGTATAAGAACTGCCAAAGAACTTTCAAAAATTGTATCTATAGAAATGGATGATATTTTTTTTGAGATCGAGTCTAATTAAATTAGACATTTTTTCGGAAAATAGACTGTAAAGGAGAATGAGCCGTGATAGTAGACGATCCTTCCAAAAAAGAATTAAGACCAGTTTTAACGATTAAAGACGCGGCTTCATATTTACAGCGCTCCACTAAAACAATCCGCAACCGAATTAAGGCGGGGGAAATTCGCAGTTACAAAGAAGGTCAAGAACATCGCATACGTCGAGAGTGGTTGTTGGAGTATGAGCAAAGTTTGATAGAAAGTACAAATTAGAAGGGAGAAACAGTATGAACCAATTGGTATTTATACAGAACGGACAAGCAGTGACGGACAGTTTAATAATGGCTGACGTATTTAAAAAAGCCCATGACGATGTGTTGAGGGACATAAGAACACAGATTGAAAAGCTAAACGCCGCTGGAGAAACAGAATTCTCACTCCGCAACTTTGCGGAGTCAAGTTATCGTAACGAGCGAGGCCGCGATTATCCCAAATTCGAAATGACAGAAGACGCCTTTGCTATTGTCGCGATGTCATATACAACTCCAGAAGCTATGAAAATGAAAGTTAAGTTTTTAAACGAGTTCAAGCGAATGCGAAACGAATTGACTATCAATACACAATCATTATCGCCAGAATTGCAAATGTTTAATCATATGTTCCAGGCTGTTGCAAAAGTAGAGTTGGAAAACTCGCAACTAAAAAACGATGTGAATGCCGTAAAACAGCAACTTGATAACCAAGCCGAAATTTTAGCCCTTAACCCTACTGAATGGCGCAAGAAGGTCCGCTCCCTACTGAATAAGATTGCGCAGAAACGAGGCGGTCATGATGCGTACTCGGAAGTAACCAATGAAAGTTACGAACTGTTAGAACAACGTGGCAGATACAAATTGGGAACTAGGCAGGAAAACATCAAGAAGCGTATGGCTCTAGAGGGTGTTGCGAAGTCAAAGATTGATAAGATCAGCAGGTTAGATGCTATTGCAGAAAATTCGAGATTAACGGAAATCTATCTTGCAATTGTTAAGGAAATGGCAATTAAGTACAGCGTTAAGGTGGACTAATAAAAAGGGGTGATTAACTTGAATTTAACCAAACAAGAAAGTGAACTTATCCAATTTATCCGTACATTAGATTTTGACGACATGCTTAACGTGCTGGATGGCATTAAAGCCGTAGCAGAAGACTTGTCTACTAAATCTGTGGTGTATGCAAACAACGGAATTGACAGAGCCGCGCAGGGATTTAAAAGCCAAGCAGAAAACATGGACAAGCTTGAGCAGTTACTTGGAGAAGCAAATGAAGAATACCGTAAGGAAATCTATTCTGGATTAGAAGAAGGAGAATGAGGAATGGAAAAGTTAACGTCACAAAAAGACCGGACATCCAATAGTGCGAAAGTCATCCAGGTAATCGAAACAAAAAATGATAGGGGTTCGGGTACCGAAACAGACCCCAATCGAATTATTACACAATATTGGAGTCTGGATGGTGAACTATTAGCGGAATATGATCCTCACTCTAACATATGACTAATTGGAATTAGCGCGTTGTTGCCGCTTGTCTTCTGCAATACCTATTATGTCAGAGTACAACTGTTCTTGATCATGGCGTTGGATATACCACTGTTCTACTAACAATTCAATTAGTTTTAGCAGTTTCTGAGCTTCATCTGGCTCAATGTCAATTATGGTATTTATGTCTCTTTCCATATGAGCGCCAATATTACCTATTTGACGTAGACCATTCAACACTCTCCATTGCGCTGCTGGAATCAAGGTTTCGAGTGCATCAATTTCTTTAGCTAAAGAGGATTTGGTGATACCCCAGAAATCTCTAATCATTCCTTGCAAGCATCGTCTTGAAAGGGTGGCTGAAGCTTTTGGGCTTAAACTTACAATAGCAAAAGCTTCTTCATAATCCGTCCTTATAGGAACTGGAACGTAGCTGGGGAATTGTTTGGCAAACGATCTCGGAAGTAAAGAAACATTAAGCCCTTTTGTTTTTTGACCGTAGCCTCTTGCGATTACACTGTATTCATTGCAATTAGGACATAAATAAAAAATTAAAGTGATGCTCTCTTCAAAAGCTGAGGCATTTGGAAGACTTGATGCTTTAAAACTGGAAGATCGTATGCTTCGTGTACTATCATCCTCACTCATTATTTGCTGACAAAACGGACATTTATAACCTGCCACAATTATACCTCCACGCTTATGATAGTATGTCTGGACAATTTCTATCATACACAGTAAGGAAAAATTTTGAAAGGATGATTATATGAAACACAAACTCGCACTCATAGAAGCTTTTGATGATTGCCTTAGACGGAATGTGAGCAAGGAACAATTGCTAGGGTTTGTAGATCGGGCGCGGCGGTACTGGAATGACAATGCCGAGATGCTGGCTGTTGTAGAAGGATTGGTTGAAGGGGTGAGGGTATGAATCCATTCTTTAGTGGATTTAATGCCGGGAAGAGAGTAAATGGCGTGTTGCTGATCAAGCGTGACGGTACATGGTTCCAACTTAAAACTATGGCTAAATGGCAAGCAGAATCTATCAAAGGGAGCTGATAGGTATGTGGCGGTGGTGGCGTAAGAAGCCTGCGACAGTCACCAAAAACCTTACGGGGTTGAGTGTACTGACGGACGAGCATTTAGAATGTTTGGCTGAGTCCTACTTGCAGCAAGAATATTGTGGTATGAAGCTTAAAGACCAAATACCATTTTCTGTGTATGTCGAGGTTGAGAGAAAAATCAAGTGGGAAGTGTGACATGGAGATCAGATGCGGATGCGGTCGTGAAGCCAAGTATTTAGTCTATGAACACCAGGAACCACACTGCAAAGAATGCATGTTGGATGCTGTTGAGTGTAAAAATCAGGTCCTAGTGAGGGGGATAGACGATGCATATGCAAACTCGTTGCAAAGGAAGCAATAGCTACTCCGATCTACAGGCCTTGTTACAAGTTGGTGGACAAGCCATTGAGCAAGAAAACGGGAGCATTCAATTCAGGTTCAACAGTGATGTTGCTTATCGGGAGTATCGCCGTATTCGGCGGGAACAAAAGGAGGGAATCAAACATGAAAACGCCGTTAGAACAAGCTATCCTGGATCTGGAGGAATTTCAGGCTAATACCGAAATGTCCGGGAGCTCGTTATATAACATCATGGAACAAATAGGCTATTTCAGAGCTATTAAACTCCAAGAGGTATTAAATAATCTCTATGACGTGCGTAAAGCCATAGAAAGTGAAACGACCCTGGCTGCAACCAGAGTCGAATCAGAAACATTTAAATAAACATTTGTGGTCACTATATCAAAATTTTAGGAGGCTGTAAAGATGTCAGACAAATTATTAGTCATTCACGACAACCTAAACAAAATGTTGGATGAAAAAAGCGAAGCAATGCCTACTAGCTTTAACAAGACAAGGTTTTTACAAAACTGCATGACTGTTTTACAAGATACCAAAGATATCGAACAATGTGACGCCAAAAGTGTAGCTAGAACGATGCTCAAAGGTGCATTCTTGGGCTTGGATTTCTTCAACAAAGAGTGCTATGCAATCCCTTATAACGAGAATATAGGTACTAAAGACAAGCCAAGGTGGATTAAAAGTCTACAATTCCAAACGGATTATAAAGGCGAAAAGAAGCTTGCTAAGAAATACAGCACACGCAAAGTTAAGGACATCTACGCAAAGCTGGTGCGTGAAGGTGATGATTTCAGCGAGGAAATCGAAAGCGGGCAACCAACGATTAATTTTAAGCCGCTGCCATTTAGCGATGGAGTTATTAGAGGTGCGTTTGCTGTTGCGCTCTTTGAAGATGGTGGAATGATTTATGAAACCATGTCTTTAAAAGAAATCGAGAAAACAAGGGACGATTACTCTAAACAGTCGACTGGTAAGGCTTGGACAAAAAGCCCAGGGGAAATGTACAAAAAGACTGTTTTACGCAGACTTTGCAAGAATATTGAACTTGATTTTGACACAATTGAGCAGGCGCAGGCTTTTGAGGATTCAAGCGATTTTGATATGAACAAGGAACCAAAGCCGCAGCAACAAAGCCCGTTGAATCCTAATGTGACCATCATTGATGCGGAATATGAAGAAATCAAAGAGGACCCGGCTCATGAAACTGACCAAGAGTAATTACTTTAGCCAAGAAGCCAACCGTCACTATATGTCTGTAAGCCAGTTTAAGAGCTTCCTGCCCTCCTATGGGGGCTGTGAGGCTCAAGCAATAGCTAAGATCAACGGCGAGTATGAGCAGCCAGCAATCACAGCTTTTATGGAGGGGCATTACGTTCACGCTTGGAATGAGGGAAAATTAGAAGACTTTAAAGCGGACAATCCGGAAATGTACAGTAGTCGCGGCGCGACAGCCGGGCAGCTTAAAGCAAACTTTCAACATTGCAACAAAATGATAGAGGTATTGGAAGGCGACCCGTTGGTCATGAAGGCTTTGGCTGGAGAGAAAGAAGTAATCATGACGGCAGATATGTTCGGCATTCCGTGGAAGGTGATGCTTGACAGTTACCAGCCACAGACAGGTATTTTCGCAGATTTGAAAGCCCTAAAAGAAATGGACGGCAAGTGGTGGAACAAGGACGCAGGGGTATATGAGAACTTCCTACAACATTACGGATATACCATTCAAATGTCTGTATACGCTGAGGTTGAAAAGCGTTTTACAGGCCGGAAAGATTGGCTACTACCGCATATGGTGGTCGTGACCAAGCAGAATCCGCCGGACCATGAAATCATCTACTTTGACTATGACATTATCGAGCAGAGTCTTTCTATAGTGAAAAACAACATTGAGCGCGTGAAGGAAGTCAAGTCAGGTCAGACGGAGCCTGTTCGATGTGAGCGGTGCGAATACTGCCGTAAGACCAAGAAAATCGACCGGATTAAGCATTTTTCAGAATTGAACCTTTATTAAGAAATGAGGAACTACATTGTTAAACCGAGTGATATTGATCGGCCGTTTGACCAAAGATCCTGAGTTAAGATATACGCCGTCTGGTGTGGCAGTAACCCAGTTCACCCTGGCTGTAGACCGTCCGTTTACAAGTCAAGGCGGCGAACGAGAAGCGGATTTCTTGCCGATCGTAACTTGGCGGCAGCTTGCCGAGACGTGCGCTAATTATCTGAAAAAAGGGCGCCTAACCGCTGTAGAAGGTCGAGTTCAAGTAAGGAACTACGAAAACAACGAGGGAAAGCGTGTTTACGTCACTGAAATTGTGGCTGATAACGTCCGGTTCCTTGAATCAAGCAAGAATGATAGTGGAGGCATACAGCAGCCTTCAACCAGAAACAACAACGATCCATTTTCTGATGATGGCAAACCGATTGATATAGCAGACGAGGATCTTCCCTTTTAGAGATTGGAGGCATGCAGCATGATACAGTACGGATTTCACCCAGCTCCTAAACCAGTCAAGGGAAAGCGCGTGAAGCTCACTCAGCGTCAAAAGGGAGATATAAGCCAACAGGTAGATAAGCAGCTTAAAGCACGGTCACACGGGCTCTGTGAGCTTTGTGACAACGCATTGGCTACTGAACGAGCTCACTTGATCGGACGTAAGCACATTAACCATAAAACGAGAGTAACGGACTTATTGCATTTATGCACAAATTGCCACGATTGGCTTGACGAAACCCCCGAGGGGATACGGGCCAGGAGGGCAATGGCAACGCTGGTTAAATCAGCAAAAGAATAGCGGGTGGTGAAATGAAAGAGGCATATTACTTCTCTCATGACAGTAACGCCCGTCACGATCCAAAGATTACCGCCATGCGCGGTGTCTATGGATCGGAAGGGTACGGGTGGTACTGGATTCTGGTAGAAATGATGAGGGAATCTGACGGATACAAATTGGATATGCGATCGAAATACGCTTACTATGCGTTCGCATCACAAATGCAATGCGGTTCTGATACGGCGCATAAATTCATACAAGATTGCATTACTGAATTTGACCTTTTTGCAGCAGATGAAACGCACTTTTGGAGTGCATCATTGCTTCGAAGGATGGAGAAAAAAGAAGAAAAATCTGAAAAGGCCAGAAAAGCAGCCGAGGCGCGATGGGGCAAAAAAACCGCGCCAGATAAGGGTTCTTCGGAAGATGTCGGAAATGACGAATGCGATTTGGATGCGAATGCATATGCGTACGAATCAAAAAACGATGCCTTAAAGGAAAGTAAAGTAAAGGAAAGTAAAAGAAATAAAAATAAATTAAAAAATAATACCCCCAAGATTAAATTTGCAGAGTTTGTTTCTCTTACTCAAGACGAATATGACAAACTCGTTCTTGCTCATAGCGAAGATCGGACGAAACGAATGATAGAAATCTTGGACAACTACAAGGGCTCAAAAGGAAAAAAATACGCTAGTGATTACCGAGCCATTTTAAACTGGGTTGTCAAAAGAGTAGAAGAGGAGGAGCAGAAGGGTGGATATAGACAAGCTCAACCTTTCGGCGGAGGACAAGCAGCTTCTTCAAAACACGATGCAAACAGTCAAGCACAAGCCAGCCAGGACAGTTGGTCGTTCACCGATAGCGGAAGCAATCAACAAGATCGGCAAGAAGGAGAACGGCGAGGATTACCGGGAGATTCCCAAGGATCCACGGGAGCCGGTTCGAAGTACGACATGTTTGTTCGCAGATAGCGAGTTTGAGGGCGTGTACTGCTGCTTGAAGTGCCGCCAGCAGATTAAACGAACCTATTTCCCACCTAAGAAACAATGGGGGCTTAATCGGGCGTGTAAATGTGTGCAGGAAGAAAGTGAAAAAGCACAACTGGAAAGTGACCGAAGACACCGCAGAGGGCAAATGGAACGTGTATTTGCGAGAAGTATTATGAACGATGAGCTTAAACGAGCGTCCTTTGAAAGTTTCCTGCCACGCACAGGCACGGAACAGGTGCATAGAGCGGCGGTAGAGTTCATAGATACCTACGAGACCAGAGAGACCGGATTGTTGTTCTACGGGGACCCTGGGAACGGAAAAAGCCATTTGATGGCGGCTATACACCACGAGCTGAATCGGCAAGGTTATGTTTGCCTGTTTTTGGACGTACCTCAGCTCATGAAACTAGCAAAAACAGCTACTAGATTCGATTCAAAAATAAACTTAACTGACGTAATCAATGGTGCTGTATCGTGCGATTTGTTGACGTTGGATGAATTAGGAGCTGGGGATTTGCTGGCGGATGAATATAAGGACGTACTGTTTCCTATTCTTAACGGCAGACAAGGGAAAAAGACTAATATTACATCCAATCTTGACTTAGACGAATTGGAGCAATGGCTATTTAAAGATAAGTGGGGGAACGTCATTGATAAGAAAGGCCGACTATTTGACCGCATCTTGAAACGTTTTGATATCTATCACAATAGCGGGTCGTCAAAACGGCGTGAAGACGCTATGAAACGCATACAGCAAGGCTCATAGTCCAATAAGAAGGGAAGAAGATAGATGAATCGTGATGAAGTAATAGCTAAATGGAATAGTATGCCGGAATGGGAACGAAACATTTGGATTGCTACGAATGTGATGGGCTTAGAAAAAAGCGGAATGCGCGCAGGATGGATTAAAGTAGGGAATTTTGAACACTACCCCAAGAATTATTGCAAAGACATGTCTGCGGCATGGGAAGTGGTTGGTAGCATGCAAGATAAGGATTGGTGGGTTGTTTTATCCTCGGAAACGGACATATGGCATGCAATGTTTTTTTGGGACCCGGATCAAACGTTCACAGAAGTTGATTCAGAATCCGCGCCTGAAGCCATCTGTTTAGCAGCTCTAATAGCTACCCAAGGAGAGGGGATAGAGGAATGAAAGTAAAAGAGTTGATTGAAAAGCTACAGACGATGAATCCCGAAGCGGAGATTTCGGTTATAACGCTTGGTAATCGAAATGAGCCTGAGTACACATCCGAACCAAAAGTAACATCACACAAAAATATGTTTGGTGAAACAGTCTGGATTCAATAATTCAGCCCCTAAAGGGCAAGGAGAGAAATAAGAAATATGGAAATGACACTCAAAAGATTTACGGAACTGCTGGAGGAAAAGATTTTTGAGTTAGCAAAAGAAATGATTGAAGAGCATGGACTTTCTAAACTTAAACTCGAACAAAACTCTATTAGTGCAGAAGGTAAAATAACCATCAAACTATCATTTGATTATGTTGAATCTTGGGAGGTTAACGAGGCATGAATGACAGAGTGAGAAGCCTGAACGACTTGATTGAACTATTGATTAAAGAACGTGATATATATGGCGGCGATATAAAGGTGGAGGTTGCCCGCGAAAGACATGGAGAGGTTGATTGTGAACCGATAGGGGGTGTTTGTGTTCTTGCCGAAATGGGCGAAATAGGAACGATTGCTATTTACGGTATATGGTCAGATTTATAAACACCTAAAGGGCAAGGAGAGGAATAAGGGATGATTAGAATATCGGGAACAGCAACTGTGCGTGTGGATTATGAAGTGGAAATCGAATTGACGGAAGATCAATTTTATGAACTAACCGAGAAGAAACAAACCGAACTAATTGAATCCGCAATTGACTGGCTGGATGCTTTATGTAATGGGCAAACAGACGAAATTGAAGTCGATGACATTGAGGAGGTCTAAACCATGGATAAGAAGATACAAGAGATACGAGAAGCACATGCCAAGGAAGAAAACTTTTTATTGCAATATCCAACAAGCAGCACACGAAAGGCGCATGAGTATATTGGCTACCTCCTACAACAGATAGATATTAAGGATAAAGCACTGGAGTTTTATGAAAACAAGAATAATCATCAATGGGGCGTTGAAGAGGGAACGATGGGTGAGGTCATAGAGTCCGAAGTGATGATGGATTATGGAGATATAGCCCGTGCAGCTTTGAAAGGAGAGGATACAAGTGAGTAAAGCGAAGATAACAATCACTTTCGAAGCTGAATACGAGGTAAATCACGAAGACTATTTAAAACACGTTAATACAGATGAAGAAGCACTGGATTGGGATATAAGAGCGATAAAGTCGGAACCTGAAATGTTTTTGGAGATGTTCGATTATGAAGATATGGCTCTGGTAAATGTCAAAGGTGAGTTGGTGAAAGGAGAGGATACAAAGTGGAAATAACAAACTTCGATAGATTAAGAGTGAAATCCGATACTTTTTGTTTCATGGACATAGAAAAAATAGGTAACAATAGCAGCAATGGTTTAATGGCTACAGCTTATCTAATGGGGGCTATACAAGATTATATCAACCAAAAGGTAGAGGTTCGGAGAAAAGATAACTACATCACGGTTATCAGTTACCACTATGATGATATCGAAATCCCGGAATACTGGAGAGATGCAGAAGTTATATTCAGTTGGTCTGATAAAGGCGGAGAAGTAGTGAAAGGAGAGGATACCCCATGAATCCAATAGACGACTATGACCTCATAGATAAGGATTACAACGAGTTTCTACGTATAGGTAGGGAAACGTATGGACTGGATAAAAAGGAGGCTGAGAACGAAACATGAGTACTCTGATGGTGGATAAGGGTAACTGGGTAGGAGACAGACATAAGCCATTCCCATTTTATAACCCAAGTCTTGGCGATATCGATACATTTGTTGAGAAAAATATGAACTTGGTTCGCAAAATTGCATACAGTTGCATGAGTAAAACCAATTTGGTAGTGGACGTAGAGGATTTGATTCAAGAGGGTGTAATCGGGTTGATGCGCGCCTATCAAATGTATGACCCGGCTAAAGGGGCTGCGTCGACAATAGCGACCTTCCACATCAGAGCTAGAATCCTTGCTTACATCAGGGATGATCTGCCGCTAATCAGAAAACCAGCGTGGGTATATGAGATTATGGGCAATATTCTAATTCGTAAAATTGAAGACAATGCCCCTGATCAAATAGCCAAGACGATTAATAGGCCTGTCGAAACTGTGAAAATGATCTTGGACACTTATGCTTGGAAAATGATATACAGCGATGGGTTATCTGAGTTCGATAAAGGAATTGACTTTGATGAAATGACAATTGTATTCCAAGATTTTTCTAATGAACTTACCGCTTTGGAGAAAAAGGTTTTATTGTTGAAAATGTCTGATATGACGCATCGTGAAATAGCTTCAAAGCTGGGTTATTCTCCAGGACACATTGGGAACACAATCAAAAAGATCGGTAAAAAAGCGCTAATGTATTTTAGAGAAGAAGGGGCAAATAAAATATGACCAGATACGTAGGAATAGACCCGAGCACCAAAACGGGGGTATGCATCTTGGATGCAGATGGCAATGTACTTGATGCATTGGAAGTAACGGCTGCTGGAAAAGATCCAGAGCGTATGTCAGACATTATCACTGATGTTTGTGAAAACGTAGATTATGGCGATGTGGTAGTGATAGAGGGTTTTGGCTTTGCTTCACAATCAGGTTTCCTCCTTGGCGGGATTGGCTGGGGAATCAGGCTGAATTTATATGAACGTTACATTAAATATCAGGAAGCTGCTCCTGCTGCGCTAAAAAAATTCGCTTCAGGCAAGGGGAACACAAAGAAAGATGAATTGGCAGTAGAGATATTTAAACGGTGGGGCTTCCAACACGGTTCAGATAACGTACGAGACGCGTTTGTTTTGGCTCAGATAGCCCGTTCTATTCGATTAGGTGGCGGAGATACCAAATACCAACAAGAGGTCATACAAACGATCCTAGCGCCTCCTGTTAAGAAAAAGAAAAAAGCATAGTTTGGTGCTTTGATACAGCGTGGATTTATCTTATTGATTCACATAACAACGTGTAAAGGAGATTTTAAAAATGGACTTATCAAAATTGTTTGATATGCAACGTGCACTGGATGAACGGATCGTAAAAGATAAGGGGTTAGAAGGGCAGGACCTGCTGCCACAAAAGCTGCTGGCGCTGCAAGTAGAGCTTGGCGAATGTGCTAATGAATGGCGTGGATTCAAGTATTGGAGCGTGGATCAGCAGCCGCGAACATTCAAGGGGCACAAAGAAATGGGAAACAGGATTGTAGAGATAAATCCACTCTTAGAAGAATACATCGACTGCCTACATTTCGTGTTGTCCGTTGGTAATCAGATTGGTTATGACATCGAAGAAGCTGAATACCTACACGAGGAAAATGTAAAAATCTACGCAGTAGCAACTGAAATAAGGGAGAAGTTCAGTGAGGTTTTTGGTGCTATTCATATCTTCTCGCAAGGAGATCTGGATAGACGAAACTATGAACTATACGAAGATGTGGCACTACATTTCTTGGCGCTAGGTTCGTTACTTGGGTTCACCTGGGATCAAATAGAAGAGGCATATAAAGCAAAAAATGCAGTCAACCACCAGCGGCAAGATACGGGGTACTGAGCCATGAAACGGATACCATGCACACCTGCTTATTGGATGGATGAAGATGGGACGGTATACGGAGTAGGTAAAGGCGTAAAAGGTGAGAAAATCCCGCTGAAGCAACGGAACGGCACAGTGAATCTCAATATCGGCGGTAAAACAAAGGCTTACAAAGTACGGGAGCTATACTTTAGGACCTTCAAAACATTCATGCCGGAGGGATAAGCATGATTTCTATAACTCCAGAACAATTTGATACAGCTAAGAAAAACGGAGTCAGTAAAGAGCTTCTGCGCTCCAGAATTCAAAAATGCAGATGGAGCATTGAAAAGGCAATCAGCACGCCACCTAAAAACGAAAGCGCCTATGATCGGCATAAAAGATGGATACGGATCGCTGAGAAAAACGGCATTAAGAAAGAGTATTTTGTACAGCGGGTAGAGCAATACGGATGGAGCAAAAAAGACGCATCCACGTTGGCGATAGGCACGGTCAGGAAGAAAAAAGCATAGCCCCCAAGGGCAGAGAGGACAAACACATGGATATGCAACTAAAAATAGTTTGTTGGGCAACGGGCTTCAAGTTTGGAGCTGGAACATACGAGGTTCATGACCAAAACGGTGGTTTTCGGGGATTTTGTTCAGTAGCTAAGTTGAAAGAAAAAGGTTTGGTACGGCGGATAGACCATACCAAGAAGGCAGAAGTATTTTTAAACACGGATGAAGGTCGGGCGTGGTTCAGTAAGAATCGTTCATTTTAGGCCCAGGGGATAAGAAGGAGGGAACAGCCCTCCAGGGGGATACACCCCCTACTACCTATACCAAAGGAGAGATAAGAAATGGATATGAACTTAATCATTAATAACCAATTGGCAGCATTAAACGAAGAAGGCTACGTAGAAAAAATCATTAGGAAGCAACTAGAAGAAACTATTAAGGATGTTGTCGAAGATTCCTTGCGTAGTTGGAGTGACTTCGGAAAAGGGTTGAAAGAAACGGTAAAAGGGCAACTGCAAATCAATCTCGATAAGTTGGACATCCCTTCGTACAACCAAGTTATTCTGAACGTTATTAAAGGTGAGATAGAGCGTTCGATTCATGAAGAAGGCACAGCGAGAATACAAGAGCAGTTACAAGAGTTGCTAGGAACAGGGAAGAATGAATATAGATTGTCAGAATTAGTAAAAGAAATGGTTGAGGATGAACTTAAACTTGAAGAACTGTCTTATGAAGAGGTCGAGCAAATCACGGTTATTGTAGAGGAAAAATACGGAACCAAGTACGTATATATGGACCCGAAAGAAGATGTTGAGTGGTACCAATGCAAATACAAGATATCGCTTGAAAAAGATATGACCGTATCAAGAGCCGAGGTTTCAGATAAGAAATTCGATAACCGTGTGATTATGGGTGGAATGTACGGATTGGATGCGACTTTGTTCAAGATGTGGACTCAAAAAGCAACACTGGTCATAGATGATTACGAAACGGAGTTTGGAAACCCTGAATTTGAATGAGGCATAACAGCCTCTTACCCTATACCCCTATATATAAGGAGAGTGAATAGATATGATCCAAAAAGGTGCTTGGGTGAAATTTGCTGCTGGCGGCATCGGTAAAGTCAAACGAATGGCAAAAGATCGGAACTGGGCAGATGTCGATTGCGGAAACTGGTCAAAAAGAGTTCCTGATCCTGACAAAAATCTCGAAGTATACAAATGGGGAGGCGGTAAAGGTGAGTGAACGACAGAGCCTGTATGAATTACAAGAACAGTGTCCGCATCCAAAAGATATGACTGAACAAAAATACTTAGAACTTGATGATCCAGTTATTCTTGATTATGAGTATTGCGGTAAATGCGGCAAGAAATTAGGGGAGGAAGAACAGTCATGAGCCCAAGCACAGTCAAGGAAGGTCAGACATACCACAACGGTAAAGGCGAAAAACGGACGGTAATCTTGATTGGCAATCGCGTCGGGAAAGACGGTGAACTGTATTACAAGAGAGAAAACGATTCTGGATGGTACCCTATGACACTAATAGGATTCGCAAGGTGGGCAAAAGCTGAGGTAATCGTGAAGGAGGCACAGTCATGAGTGAACGGACATATAAGCTACCTTCAGGCAATGAGTTGACTGTAGCAAAAAATAAAACTGTTTGGTATGGACTTCCGGGTACTAAGTCAATTCTATCGGATTTCTACTCCATTTTAGATCTACTTGCCCTGGTAGACTCACTCCAGCAGCAGGTAACCGAAAGAGACGCGGTTATCCAAGAGTTACGTGTCAACAACCAAGCTTGGCAAACAGACCTCTTAAAAGAGCAGCAATCTACTGGTAAGCTTCGCAAGGATCTGGCAGAGAGGGACCGGACAATAGCCCAATACCACCCACTAAGGGAGGATATGAATGGAGATTGATAATGTAGCAAAAGTGGTTCATGAAATGGCGCAGATGTTCGAGAAGTCATACTGGACGATCTGGAATGAGTACACGCATCCAGCCATAACAGAACAATTCAAGTTTGAGGAAGTATCGGAATGTTTGGACTACATGTACCCAGATAGGGAGGAAATATAGATGTTCGAATATTTGAAGAAGAACCCATCTCCATTATGGGAGCTTGAACAAAAGGAAAAATTTGAACAAGCGCTTAAAGAAAACAACCTGGACATGAGAAATCCACGCAATAATCACTTGCTCATGTTGGCGCAAGAGAAAGCAGAATTGGAAAGGATGCGCAAGGAAATAGAGGTAAGTCGTACCCCAAGACCGCTTGACGAGTGGGGAGAGGATTATGGAGACGTCCTCTGGTGGAAATTCCCGATTGTGGAACCTCCATATTGCGGTACCCCCTTGGATGCTGACTGGCCGGATTATCACACGCATTGGACGCCAATAACCATACCTGTGACGACAGAACGTTATTTTAAGTGTCATGAATGTCTTGAATATAGCAATGCTGCCGAATGGAATGAAAAGACGGAAAACACTTTAGGACGCAGCATAATTCACATAGAAGCTAAGTGGTTAGGCATGGAATATATTTGTCCAAAATGTGGGGCTGAGCAAGATGGTGACGATATTACCGAATGGGAGAACACCCCATGATAAGAGCCTATACCTCTAATAGCGAAGGAGTGAACGTTTTGAAAAAATACCGAGTACAAACTGACAAGGATTCTTCTGCTCCATTGCTGACGTTAGAACAGGCAGAGAGAGTATTTGAGAGATGGAAAGATGATTACATGTCTGACACGGTTATAGCAGACGAATCTTATGTGGAGATCGTGGAAAGCGAAGACGATTTTGAAGATTATTTAGTTATCAAAAAGGTCATCGCAGTTATTGACAATGATCGAACCGAGTTACGAACACCAAGAGAAGAAGGTTTTGATTGGGACTATTGGGCGAAGTGGCAAGAGGTTGCTGAATAGTTCGAAATTAACCACACTTACAGACATTTTTGAGATGGATTATTTTTTGTGGCTAATTCCACTATTTGCACCTCGAAAGTTAAATACCCGTTATATGTGGGTGTAGTCAGTATAGATAGGTATATGTTGATTGAAAATGTTCCACCAAGCGAAGTGAGGATTAAATATGGCAACTAACAACGGTAAAGTGACGGCTAAAACGTATTGGGTATGGACACAAAAGGCTGAAGTGAAAAACCCAGCCCGCACCAAGGCAGGCGACCAAATATGGATGGAGCACTTATACGAAGCTCCACAATGGATGATAGATGAAGGGCTCATTCAGGATGCAGAAGACGCACCGCAGGAAGGACAGACAAACATATTCGATTTTATCTAGGAGGTGCTAATATGATACCAGACGAGGATGCGGAACAAACACCCGTTGTAACAGATTTGGGAGGGGCTACAGCATTAAGCTACCGCAAGGCAAGGAACATAGCTGCAAGGATATATAAGAAGGCTGACGCGGACGATAAGAAGGTTATATCCGGCATGGTGAGTGATTGTGAGTTCGTGGAAGAATGGCTTGTGACGGGTCGGCGCCCAGGGAATAAACGTGGTGTCGAACGATTGGCGGCTTATCAGCGAGAAAAGCTAGTAGATCCATTACGCATGCAGGCATATGTCAGTAATTCAAAGGCTGGAAGCCCAAGCAATCTAACCGATAGTGACTACTTTGTAATTGAGGAAGCCCTAAGAGTCCTGACGGATTTAGAAAGAGATTGCTTTCTTCTTTCTTACGGTCACTGTATGCCACATTCCTATATTGCGGATGTTCTGGGATTATCTAGAGGAAATATATCAACGCTATTAAAGCGAGCAAAAGAAAAAATTCAAGAAAACCGCAATAATAATCTATTTTTAGCCTAAAACACATGTTTTTTGTGGGGCAAATGCCACCTATATATAGGAATAGCCTATAAACGATTGTTTACTTATAGTCATTCGAGGTGAGGGAACCATACCGCAAGTATAAGGGAGCGGAAGTGGCAAGCGCATGACGGAGGGTTAGGGTGCAAACAATACTGGTGTGGTGACTGAAAAGTGCCAATAATGACGGGAGACGCTGAAAGTCAAAGGGCAAATCCAGACGCAAATGGCACAAAGCGGAGGACTGGCGTAATGCAGGTTCGAATCCTGTCCACATCAAAATGATATCTTTACAGAGAGGGTAACGGGTATCCGTTGCTCTTTTTGTTTTGAAAAGGAGATTATGCGATATGAAACCAACAATAGGACGCATTGTTCACTACAAGGACACAGAAGGTAAGACACTCGCTGCAGTAGTCGTTCATGTTAACCCAGATACTAACGGGATGGTCAATCTGTCCGTATGGAATGAATTCGGCACTCCGTTTAGAGTTTTGAACGTCCGTCAAGGAGACGGGCTGGAGCAATGGAACTGGCCGCCACGTCAGTAGCAAACTTTTTCCCGGCTTAGTCCGGGATATATGACACATACAGGATTGTAGGGTTCGATTCCGCTGTGTGTCTTTTAGTTTGTGATTAAAAAAGCAATGACAGGTGAAGATAGATAACAATAAAAAATGAAATGAGGGATCTGAATGATTAAATCCACCAAAGAGCTAAGTGAAGAGCTGCAAAAACGTGAGGGTGTGAGGACTGTTAAAGTTCAACCTCACGAAGAATTTAAAATAATCGCCAACCAAAAAGAAATTATTCTTTCTGGTCCAGCGATTATTATGATTAACCAAGATTAAAGACGGCGATAAGGATAGTTGCCTTTCACATGTGAAGCCAGATAACTGCCATGTGAAGAAGCGTTCATTAATCCGCTATGAACTGACGCCGGGACATTGTCATAAGCGTATTGACTCCCGTTGTTGAATCTTACGTAAAGAGTTGACGACTCGTCATCATATGCAATTGAACTGATGTTTGATGATGTAACTGAGACCCACTGCATAGAAACACCTCCTTTCGAGCTAATACTTTCGACGCATAAAAAGGGATTTCCTTCCTACTTGTCGAATTGTTGTGTCGAAGGAGGTGGGATCATGGGGGACTTACCAAAAGGATGTATGCAAATTGTCCTATATGCAATGGCGCTTATCGCCTTAGTAATTATATTTGTCAGATGTTCTTCGTGATCATCACTGAGCAATGCATCAGCTGAAACAAAAAGCAACTTAGTAGTCGCCAATAGGCGGCTTTTTTATTTACTGAAAGGGTGATATGAATGGCAAAGTATCGTAAAAAACCAGTGGAAGTTGATGCAATTCAAGTGATTTACGGTCAAATAACACCGAATCAAGTGATTGAAGAATTAGGCTGTAATCCCATTAAATCATTTAGGGATGAACCACATATAGAAACGTTGGAAGGTCGGATGTTGATATCTGACGGAGATTATGTCATTAGGGGTGTGAAGGGTGAATATTACCCATGTAAGCCGGACATATTCAAGCAGACGTATGAAGGAATACAATAAACATTTAGCACCAAAATATGTTGAAAAAAAGGAATATAGTCCTGCATACCGAAAGAACTATGTAGGAGGTGAGAAACCATGGCGTTATCTAAATGTGTAAGTTGTGGAGGAACGTTTTTTGAACTCAAGGAAACTTCTCCAACAGGTTCAAGGTTCAAGTTCCACTTTATACAGTGTTCTGCATGTGGTGGGGTAGTCGGAGTAGTTGATCACACCCACAACGGGGCTGAACATACTGAGATTAAACGATTAATTGAGGATGAAAACAATAAGGTTAAACGAGAAATTCAAGAAACAAAAGACATGATATATCGGGTTGGTCATGCCTTAGATAGAATCATTACAAGATTAAAATAACAAAATCGTCCGAAAAGGCGAGGCGTCCGGTTCTTAGAACAGAATTGGATGCCTTTTATTATACATAGACCCGTAATATACATCTGAAAATAGCTGAGAGGTGACAGCTAAGTAGGATACACGGGTCTATTTTGTTTGAGTTACTTTTTCGCTTTTGCTTGTTCTTCCTGAACAGAGTCTATGAATTCTGTTAGCCCTAATGTTTCAGTGAAGGTAAGGGTATCTCCTCCAGGCAAGATGATTATGACTTTTACTATTTGATGACTTAAAGGATCACGAATGACGTCAATAAACAATTCGGCTATAGGGAAAATCCGGCTTTCATCATTTTCGTTATAGATCCAGAAGCGACCTTCTCCGACAGCATACTTTTTTCCGTTGTAGTTGAACGTGGTCTTTATAGACAATAGAAACACCTCTCTCTTGGGAATAAATTCAGTGACACAAAGATATTAAGTGGTAAGTGTGATTGAAGCAAGAAATATAAACCGTCAAAAAACGACAAAAAGAGAGGGCGATGATTATGCGAGATGATTACCAAGTCCTGCTATTGAAGGTAGCGAAAGAAGGAGGATCTATTCATACAGATCCATTACAAGGGATTGTAACCATTGATACGCGCGGGGGAACGGCAGTCTTCGCTATGAAAGAGTCGTTAATAGGAGATGGAAAACCTAAACGAATCAACGGCAAACCTCCTGATTCTCCACAATAGCGCTACATTATCTATGAAAGAGTTATTTATTGGTGACAATCAAACAGAAAGAGGGTGGGTGATATGACATGAGTCTAACTGATAAGCAGAATATGTTTGTGAAGGAATACCTCATTGATCTTAATGCTACACAGGCGGCGATAAGGGCTGGTTATAGTAAAAAGACAGCCAGAAAGATAGGCAATGAAAACCTTACAAAACCAGACATCCAAGCGGCTATTGAAAAGGCGATGGCAGATAGATCTAAAAGGACTGAGATAACGGCTGACCGTGTACTCCAAGAGTACGCTAAGATAGCATTCAGTGATATTACAGACTATCTAAAGATCAATACCGCCGAACGAGTGGTCGATTACAAGAAGGTTGAAGATGAAGACGGGAATGTTAGGAAAGAACCGGTATTTGGGTTAGTACAAGCTGTGGAATTGTTTGACACTGATAATGTGGATGGCGAGAAGATGCTCGCTGTTTCATCTGTGAAGCAAAGCGAATTCGGAATCGAGCTAAAGCTTCATGATAAAAAAGGGGCTCTGGATTCCTTAGCGAGGCATCTCGGGATGTTTAAAGATAAGATGGAGCATTCAGGATTCGTTGGCGTGCAGATCATTGACGACTTAGGTGATGGCGATGACAGCCCTCAAGGTTAAGATATCCGAGAAGGTTACACCCCACTTTCAAACCTTCTGGCGGGTGTCCAACTCACATAAATACCTGAAACACGTACTTAAAGGCGGCCGCGGCTCGGGTAAGTCAGCTCATATAGGGCTGAAAATCATTAAGGACATGATGAAATACCCAGTAACTACCCTGTGTGTTCGTAAGGTTGCTCGCACACTTGAGGAATCGGTGTTTGAGCAGTTGAAAGAAGCGATAGAGATACTTGGGGTATCTGAGTATTGGCGAGTGGTCAAAAGCCCGTTGCAGCTTGTCTACATCCCTCGGGGCAATAAGATAATATTCCGTGGTGCGGATGATCCGACAAAGATCAAGTCAATCAAAATGTCCAAGTTCCCGATAGCTTTCCTTTGGATCGAGGAAATGGCTGAATTCAAAAATGAAGACGAAGTATCCACCATTGAGAAGTCCATTCTGCGTGCGAAACTGCCGGATGGTCTTTTTTATGCGTTCTATTACTCTTATAACCCACCAAAACGTAAGCAGAGTTGGGTCAATAAGCTGTATGAGTCACAATTTATACCTTCTAACACGTATATTCACCATTCGACCTATTTGGACAACCCGTACATCTCCAGAGAAAGCATTGAAGAAGCAGAGGAAATGAAACGTACCCGGTTCCAACGATATGAGTGGGAATACCTTGGCAAAGCAATTGGTTCTGGTGTTGTGCCGTTCGATAATCTTACATTCCGCACAATTACAGATGAAGAGGTTAAAAGCTTTGATAACATCCGGCAGGGCAATGACTGGGGTTACGGTGTTGATCCGTTGGCCTTTGTTCGCTGGCATTATGACAAGACTCGCCGCAAGATTTACGCGTTGGATGAAGTGTATGGTGTGAAGATAGCTAACCGGGAGCTGGGCGAAAAGCTCAAGCAAAAAAAGTATGACCAACAGCTAACCATTGCAGACAGTGCGGAACCCAAGTCGGTGGATGAATTGAAGATGCAGTTACATTGCCGTTTCAAGGGTGCTAAGAAAGGACCTGGTTCAGTGGAGTATGGCGAAAAGTGGCTTGATGATCTTGAGGAAATAGTCATTGACCCTGTTCGTACACCAAACACTGCCCGAGAGTTTGAAAATATTGACTACCAGACGGACGCAGATGGCAATCCGCGGACGCGGCTGGATGATAAGGACAATCATACTATTGATGCTACACGGTACGCCTTTGAGGACGATATGAGGCAACCGGGTATCTCATTTGATTAATACAGGAAGGAGGACATGCATTGAGCACAACACAAGATATCATCCGCATGCTTGAGGAAAACTCTCCAATGACCAATAAGGAAATAGCTATGCAAGAGGTCACGGATTTCAAAGGATCTATGAAGCGTCAACTTATGATCTTGGGACAGATGTATTATGAGAACAAGACCAAAATACTTGAGAAGAAGCGTACTGTTGTTGGCGAAGGCGGGGTAAGGCAAGAAGTCCATAATCTAGCTAATAATAAGCTAATACATGGTTTTATTCGCAAACTCGTAGATCAGAAAACGGGGTATCTGCTTTCCAAACCATTTAGTATACAAACTGATGGTCCAGATGAATATAAGAAACGTCTTAGTGAATACTTCGGCAAAGACTTTCAGCGTACACTTAAGAACGTCGGCAAGAATGCAATCAATAAGGGAATAGCTTGGCTACAGGTTTACTACACCGAGACTGAAGAACTTGCCTTTAAGAGCATTCCAAGTGAGGAAATTGTCCCGCTTTGGAAAGATTCAGCGCATACAGAGTTGGATGCAGTCATTCGATTCTATGATGTGATCTACTACGAGGCGAAAACCAAGAAGACCATTACGATAGTTGAATTTTGGGATTCAAAAGGAGTCATGCGCTTCTCTCAAGACAGGCTAGTCTCGAAGGATTTAAGTCCATTAGGAGAAGTTGAATCTCACTTTACAGCCATAGTAAACGGTAAGGAAATGCTTCTAAATTGGGAACGCCCACCTTTTGTAGCGTTTAAGTATAATGACGAAGAACAACCACTTATAGAAATGATCAAAACATTGGTTGATGATTATGATTTGCGGATGTCGGAGAATGCGGACAATATCGAGGATATGCCGAGCAGTATTATTGTGCTGAAGAATTACGGTGGCGGAAAGTTGGAAGATGCACGACGTAACTTGGCTCAACTACGTATGGTTAGGGTTGAGGCAGACGGCGGCATTGATACGTTAGGTATAGACATCGACACTACAGCGCTAAGCAACCATATTGCTGAATTGCGCAAAAGTATTTATGAGTTTGGTCGAGGTGTGGACACGCAAACGGACAAGTTTGGTAATAACCCGTCCGGCATAGCCCTTCGCTCTCTCTATCAGGATTTAGACTTGGATGCTAATACAATTGAGACGGAATTCCAAGCGTCACTTGAGCAGCTTCTTTGGTTTGTAGATCAACATTTATATAACACGACTAAAGTTGACTATTCTAAGTATGACGTGGAATTCATTCTTAATCGTGATGTGATGATTAATGAAACCGAGGCTGTCGAGAATGTTAAGAATAGCGTGGGTACATTATCCGATGAAACCCTTGTTGCCAATCATCCATTTGTGACGGATGTTCAAAAAGAACTGGATAGGATTAAAGAAGAACGTGCCGAAGCGGTCACTATTGCAACAGACCAATCATACGGCGGTACAGGTGGTAATCCCCCTGAAACAGATCCGAAGCAGGCTGAACAGTCATGAGGTCCGAGGAATACTGGTCTAAGCGCATGGATGCTCTAAATGAGGCGCAGCTAAGCAAGGGTGATGCTTATGTTCGTAAGATGGAGGTCGAGTACGCCAAAGCAAACGCGGCCATCCAAAAGGATATTGATGTATTCCACCAGCGTTTCGCTAAGAACAATGAAATGGGCCTAGCTGAAGCGCGGCAAGTGCTCAAAGCTGGTGAACTCAAAGAGTTCAAATGGACGGTAGATGACTATATCAAGGCAGGCCGAGAAAATGCTGTGGATCAACGGTGGATGAAGGAACTTGAGAATGCATCCATAAGAGTGCGTATGACTCGCTTAGAGGCTTTACAAATGCAGATGCGGCAACATGTCGAGGTATTGACTGGTAAGCGTCAGACAGGCGCTAAAGAGCTTATGGGCGACATATACAAGGATGGGTACTATCATTCCATCTTTGAGCTCCACAAAGGGACAGGGCTAGGCGCTACATTCTCCAAGCTGGACAAACGGCAGATTGAAGCGGTCTTAAGTAAGCCGTGGGCGGTAGACGGTTCAAACTTCTCTGCACGGATCTGGAAAGACCGTGACAAACTGGTGCATGAGCTTCAAACGGTGCTGACTCAAGGCATGATACGCGGCGATACACCGGACAAGATGATTAACGCGCTGTCTGACCGCATGGGCGTTTCCCGATCGGCAGCTGCACGTATCATTCAAACGGAATCAGCTTACTTTGCCGGCCAGTCTCGCATGGATGCATACAAGGAGTTGGGCGTAGAGCAATATAAGTTTACGGCTACCCTAGATAAGCGAACATCAAGTATCTGCCGGCACATGGATGGAGAGGTATTTGCGGTGTCGGAGGCTGAAGTAGGAGTTACTTACCCACCGTTGCATGCATATTGCCGTTCTACTACGATTCCTTATTACGAGGACAACGTTCAAGAACGCATTTCACGGGATGAGGACGGTAAAAATCAGGCTGTACCGGGTGACATGACCTATGAGCAGTGGGAAAAGGAATATGTTAAACCGAACACGCCTAGTGAACCTGCAGAAAGCAATACATCTGAGCCAGAGGTTGAAGAGCCTGGGGGAAGTTTTAACAGGAAGTACAATCCAAAAGCTTCTTACCATGTTGATCTGCCAAACGTGTCCGAACCGGTATTAGAAAATTTAGCTGAGGTTAACCGCAGTCTTGCCCGAGAAGGACATAAAGCCGGAAAAGAAATCATGGTTATTATGGATCAGAGCGCAGGTAAGAAGATCGGTAGAGCTGATGGCATCATAAACAAAGTTACATTCACACCTGAGATACATGAATCACTTATCAAAGCGCCGCCGAATAGCGTAATCCTTACTCACAACCACCCGAGAGGGACAAGGGTAAACGTTAAAGATATACGCAACATGGCGATTTATCCGGCTATATCTAGCCTACTTGCAGTTGGGCATGATGGCGGAGTAAGTGGAGTATCATCCAATGGTAAATCATCCGATCTGCTTGTATTCAATAATGTGCTGGAATCCACTGCTATGACCGCTCTTGAGCAGTTACAAAGCAGCGAGAACTATGCTACAATGTCAGAAACAGCCAAGAATGAATATATGGATTACCTATGGTTGCGATTAATCATAAAAGAACTGGGGTGGACGTATGTCGAAGACTTCCAAGCAGCCAAAGCGGACTATCGGTTTAATCGATGATACGCCGCTGAAGCTGGACTTTACTAAAACGCCTGAAGAAATAGTTGCTGACATGCTAAGGCAAGTCAAAGAGCCATTTGAAAAACAAAATAGTAAGGATTAAAGCCTGATTGCACATTTAGATGCAGCAGGCTTTTTATTTTGCGAAAACGAAAGGAGGGGTAGTCATGAATGGAGTTGTAAAGGCAGATGTACTTTCCAATGCTGAGGTCATTGACATCTTAAAAGAGAAAATAGGATTTGCCGGAGAACCTGCATCGAACATTGAATGGCAGTATGAACTAAACAAGACTGGAAAGCTGGTTATTGATGATAGGGTTACTCTTTATGACAACGAACGAGCTATGCAAATAACCATTGACTTGGCATTAGCTTTGTATATCCCTTGGGAGCCGATTATTAATTTCAAAGTGACGGTTGGAAAACATGAATGGCCTCGAATTGAATCGAGTACATTGCCTGTATCCCCTACTGGATGGGTGGAAATAAAAGCAAGGCTTACTAACTGACCATTTGCCCTGCCATACGGCTATAAACTGGGTATTGCCCTCTTTAAAGGTTCGGGGCTGACTGAACGTATCCTATGCGTGGTGGGTTACACGTCATAAAAACTAAAATAGGGGTGCTATTAATGGATTTAAAAGAATTGCTTGGAGAAGATTTGTATAACCAAGTTGTTGAAAAGGCTGGTGATAAGAAACTGGCAGTCGTTAATGATGGCAACTGGTTCCCAAAAGATAAATTCGACGAAGTGAACAATACCAAGAAACGACTCGAAACGGATCTGAAGGACCGGGATAAACAGTTAACCGATTTGCAAAAGGCGGCGGGGGATGTTCCGGCATTACAGGAGCAGATTACGAAGCTTCAAGAGGACAATAAAGCTGCTACTGACAAGTACAATGCAGACATGCAGGAGTTACGCCTTAATACGGCGCTTAAGATGGCTTTGAACGGTCAGGCCCACGATCCTGATATCGTATCTAGTCTGCTGGACAAATCACAAATCGAGATTGCAGAGGATGGAAGCATTAAAGCCGGACTCGACAATCAACTCACTGGCCTACGCGAAAGCAAGGGCTTTTTGTTTGTGCCAAAAGAGGAACCAAAGCCGGGATTCCAGCCACAAGGAGTTAAACCGGCAGAAGGTGCAGGACATGGCAATCCACCAGCACCATTGAAAGGGTATGACGCAGGCAAGTCAATTGCCGAGCAAAGAAATGGGAGTGAAAAATAATGAATTTGAATCCACGTGTTAAAGAGTATGGATCACAGAAGGAAATCCTTTATACGGTGAAGGGCTCCATTGAAAAGATTGGTGGGGTTACGCTGGATGGCACTAAGTTTGCTGTAAATACACTTTTTCCGGCAGGCACAGCAGTCAGCATCCAAGCTAACGGACTGGCAAAGCCTTTTGCAGACGCAGACACAGGGAAGGTTTATCTCACGTCGCATGACGTATTCACAGGTGATGCGACCACACAGAACGTGATCGTGGGCGCATGGGCAGAAGCCTTGGTCGTGGAAAGCAAGCTCACAGGCGTTACAGCAGCATTTAAAACAGCGGCAGCCGGACGTTACCGTTACTACTAAAACAGGGATAAGGGAAGGGGATTATATAAATGGGTATTCTTTCATTAGATCAATTTAAACAGCCAGAATTCATGGGGTACGTCGAAAACCGGGTACTGCCGCGGCAATATCTGCTTAAGGCTATCAGTGCCACGGACACAACGTACGACCTTGATTTCAGCTATGACGTATTTACGCAAACATACGCGCCAAGCGCATCTATTACTGGATGGAACTCGGGTGCTCCATTGCGTGACAAGCAAGGTCTGAAAACACTAACTCAAGAGGTGGCAAAGATTCAGCACGGATTCCGCTTGGATGAGCGTGAACAGCTTAAATTCACGAATCCACGTGTGGATAACGAGCGCCAACGGGCAATTCAACGCATCTATGATCAAACTGACCGCCTAATCGAGGGCGTGAACGATACTGAGGAATGGTTGAGAGCGCAGGCCGTTTATAACGGTGTTATCGTCTATAACAAAAACGATGTGCAGATTAACGTTGGTTTTGGGCTGAGCGCAAAGGTAACTCCAACAGTTCTGTGGTCGGATCGCGCCGCTTCTACGCCGCTGGATGATTTACGAGTGGCTATTAAGGCATACAAAGACGCTAACGCAGGCCAAGCGCCGCGGTATATCGACATTTCGGGTGACGTTATGCTTGATCTGACTCTCAATGCTCAGACAAGAGGCGCGTTGTTCGGCGTTAACAGCGCTATGCTTCCTACGCGGGAGCAAGTACAAGGAATCATTACACAAATCGCTGACGCTCCAATTACGATCCGTGTTAACGACGATGTGGTTTCCTTGGAAGGTGCGGCACCAACGCGGTTGCTGGAAGCTCGTACGGTGGCGCTGTTGGGCGAACAACCTATCATCACCGTACAAGGTCCAACAATTGAAAAGAACTTTGAACCAGGAATCTATGTACTGCCTATCGTAAAAGAGGGTCCACCGCCAAGTGAAGAAGTATACGTTGGTGAATCTGCTTTCGTAGCTGTACAAAAACCGTCCCAAATCTACCGCTTATCGGTTTAATAGGAGGAACTTATATCATGGCAAAACAAAAATATAAGGTACTATCCCCGGTGATCCAAGCCGGGGTTATTGTGAATTCTGGTGAAATCGATCTTGACGATAAGTATGGAGCCAAACTAGTTGAAAAAGGCGTACTTGAAGAAGTAACACCAGCAAAGAAAACGGACAGCACAAATAAAGCCGAAGCAGACACCGCAAATAAAACCGAATAGGCTGGTGAGCGATATGGACCCGAAACGTCTCGAAGTCTTACTCACTAAGCTTAAGGTTCTGCTGGGTCTGCCAGTTACTGAAACAGATAAGGATGTGCAGTTGTCTTTTGCCCTCAACTTTACGATTGATGGCATCAAGAACTACTGCAACATATCCGACATACCGGAGCAACTTGAAAATACGATGCTTCTGATTGCCAAGGACTATTACCTTAACCAGTTTGTAGCTCCGGCCGCAGCTGGTGAGGGTGAGAAGAACGTCCAGAGCATCAAGCGCGGTGACGTGCAATTCACATTCTTTGCGGATGCCAAGCAGGGCGTTGAGGGTACAGCCTTTATTAAGGCGTATGGCGCACAGCTTAACGCATTCCGCAGATTGAGGTGGTAACATGCAACTGGGCAATCCAGCAACAGAACGCAGGCTGCTTGAAGTGACATACACAGGCGTTTGTCGGGTAGAGGGACAGATAACCTACAAAGACCCGGTAACAGGCACTGAGAGACCGCGCAAAGGCGTTATATTCGACAACCAGCCGTGTGCATTGTCTCAGGCATCCTTGCCAAGTGCGACCCAAACGGACACGAATAATGATGTCGCGTATGACGGGAAACTGTTCATTGCACCTGACATTATTATTCCCTCTGGAAGCCGTATCTTCGTTACGCAGGATGGCATGAATTATGAGTTTCAACAGTCAGGTGAACCATTTATCTACCCAACGCATCAAGAAATCAAGATGAAGCGGGTTGGTAAGGCATGAGCTTTGCCGAGTTTAATTTTAGTGAGTTTGAGCAGCTGGGCAAGAGCCTGCGAAAGATGCAAGCCGACTATCCTCGCTTTGTGGAGGACTGCATAAGAGAACTTGCCAGCAGGCTACTAGCTAAGACGGTGGCGAGGACTCCCGTAGATACGGGGATGCTCCGTCGCAACTGGCAGTTAGGCCCTGTAGAGCGTGTAGGCGGAGGCTATAGCATAGAACTGTTTAACCCGGTTGAATACGCCCCTTATGTGGAATATGGACACCGCACAAGGCTGCACACCGGATGGGTGGAGGGGCGGTTTATGCTGACTATTTCCGAAAGGGAACTTGAACGTGAACTGCCTGCACTCATGGAACGAAAGCTGAAACGATTTATGGAAGACCACCTGAGGTGATGCAATGGAAGCTGTTAAAAACGGAATATTGAAGTACCTGAGCACCTTTCAAACGGATGTCCCAGTGTACGACGAGCGAATCGAGCAGGGTTTCAAGGAACCGTGCTTTTTTGTGTTGATTATTGATGGAGCACAGAACCGGGAATTTAATCGCCGGTACATGCGGACTGATAGTTTCGACATTCACTATTTCCCTGACCCCAACAACTCGGAGAAGCGCCGTGAATGCGAAACGGTAGCTAATCAGTTATATGAGGAACTGGAGTACATCCAATGGGAAGGCAGCATGTACAGGGCGGTAGGGCTTAAACACCAAATCGTTGATGATGTGCTGCATTTCTTTATTGACGTAAATGTCCATTTGATGCGTCCAAAGGGACCAGAAACAAAAATGAGGACTTTAAAACAGGAGGCTGGTATACGTGGCTGATAAGCAAGAAACAGAAACCGGGGCAACGCCTGTTGTGGCACCTACGAAGAAAGAGACGGCAACGTCTACAGCTTCGGTGGAACCCCGTTTTGGCAAAGAGCAATTTCAAGATTCACAGCAGTTTACACAGATTGAAAAGGATACACTGAACGTCCTTCTAGAGGAAGGCCAGGATTACACCATCGGTGAAGCTAAACGAGTTCTTACCGAATGGTTGAAGAAGGAGGTTAAATAATGGCTGGTACATGGGTTACACAGAACAAGGATCTATCTGGCGTATATACCAACGTTGTATCTGAACCTAAACCACTAGGCACGTTAAGTGATCGTGGTACTGTCACCCTGCCATTGACATTAAGTTGGGGGCCAGCAAAACAAATCATTACCATTGATGCTGGTGATGATATTTCTAAAGCGTTGGGATACGACATTACAGACACAAGCCTCCTGCTGGTTAAGGAGGCTCTTAAGCGCGCCAAGACGCTGTTGGTGTACCGATTAAACGAAGGGACAAAGGCTACAGTCACAAGTGGCAATCTTGTCGCTACAGCTAAGTATGGAGGCGTGAGAGGCAACGATATTTCAATTGTGATTCAGGCTGATATTGATACACCGTCTAGCTTCAATGTTCGCACCCTGGTTGAGGGCCGAGAGATGAATACTCAAAAAGTTGCCAACATTGACGGGCTGGTTTCGAACGAGTGGGTGACATTCAAGGCATCTGCTACTGATAAGACATTGGCAGCTACGGCAGGAGCCCCATTATCTGGCGGGGCAAACGGCACTGTAACCAACGCAGATCATTCCGATTATATGGCATCCATTGAGACTCAAGATTTCAACACCGTAGGAGTGCCGTATGATGACGCAACGCTTAAGCCGTTGTATACCACTTACGTTAATCGCCTGCGGAATGACGAGGGCAAAAATGTACAGGTGGTACTACCAAACTACAGCGCGGCCGACAGCGAAGGAGTAATAAACGTCACGAACGGCGTTATTCTGTCAGATGGTACGGTGATCGACAAGGTTAAGGCAGTAGCTTGGGTGGCAGCAGCAACAGCGGCGGCCAACGTTAACGAATCGCTCACTTATGCTGACTACGACGATGCAGTAGATGTAGACGTTAGATTTACAAACCGTGAAGCAATTGCAGGTGTGCAAAGCGGTCAATTCTTCTTTATCTATAAAGGCGGCAAAGCCAAGGTACAGCAGGATATCAATACATTCCGTAGCTTTACGCCTAAAAAAAATAAAGACTTTCGGAAGAACCGCATAGTCCGCACGTTGGATGGTATCAATACTGATTTACAGAGAGTCTTTGAAAACTCCTACATCGGTAAAGTCGATAACAATGCGGATGGGTTGAACATCTTAAAGAAAGAAGCTATTTCATTATTCGATCTGAATCAAAATATCAGTGCCATTCAGGATTTTAACCCACAGACAGACGTAACAATTGTACCTGGCACTGACAAAGATGCTGTTTACGCTGAGTATTACGTTAAACCAGTAGATAGTATCGAAAAAATCTATCAGTTAGTGAGGGCGAGATAATATGACACAATTTTTGCAAGCAAAAGATACTATTTCGGGTCAGCAAGGTCGATTGTACGCCACCATAAACGGTAGTGTAGAGGAAATGGCCTATTGTAAGAAATTCGAAGCGAAAATCGAGAAAAACATGACAGAAGTAAAAGTATTGGGCTACCTGGGGGACCAGAATAAAGCTAATGGTTGGAAGGGAACAGGCAACATGACCTTTTACTATGTGACATCGTTATTCAGACAAATGATGCTGGATTACGTGACCACAGGAAAAGATACCTACTTTGATTTGGTCGCCGTTAATGAAGACCCAACTTCATCGATAGGCAAACAAACCGTGACGCTCAAGAATGTCAATATAAGCAGCATTATTATTGCTAAGTTGGATACTGAGTCTCAATTATTGGACGAAGATTTGGACTTTACTTTTTCCGGGGTAGGATTGCAAGACAGCTTCACAAAACCTGTTTTGGGTGGTAAATAAAATAATCTAAATTAAGGGGATATAAATAATGAGTCAATTTAGCGCGTTTTTCAAAGAAAATTCTTCAGTTGATATTACAGAAGAGGTTGTTGTTTCTGAAAGATTTAAAGATGAAGACGGGAAACCTATTCTTTGGAAGATCCAAGGTATTTCAGAAGAACGAAACAAGGCCATCAGAAAGTCTGCCACAAAAACAGAGAAGGGCAAAGGGGGAATGAAAATTCCTGAAATTGACCCAGACGATTACACCACTAAACTGGTTTTAGAAAGCGTAGTGTATCCTAACCTGAAAGATGCCGAGTTGCAAGAGAACTATGGTGTTGTTGGAGCTGACAATTTGCTCAATAAAATGCTTTTGTCTGGTGAGTTCGCTACTTTGTTAGAAAAGGTGCAGGAGCTTAACGGTTACGATCAAGATATCAACAAGGTTATGGATGAAACAAAAAACTAATGGAGGAGGGCGATGCTGACGCAAACTTTGCGTATTACGCCCTCCACAAGTTGCGTATACTGCCCCAGGACCTTATGAAAATGTCTGTAACTGAGCGTGGGGTTATATACGCGATGATCAGAGAACGAATAGAAAATGAGAAAAAAGAAGCGGCGCGATTAAATAAATGATTTACTCTTCCTGAGGGGATTGATAGAATAATGGTAAAATATACCCACTCAGGAGGGTCATTATGTCTAATTACGGCGAGTGGCAAGATTCGAAAAAAGAATATAAGCAAGCCAAGCGTAAAGAACGACAAAAGGGTCAACTGAAGGCGCTAAAATGGTTCGCAATTATAGTCATTCCGTTGTTTATACTTCTATTGATTGGGTTAAGCACGGGAGCTATAAAACCGGAGGCTGCACAGACTGCTAGTTCTGTTTCGGACCAAAAGGCAGACAAACAAGATTTCACGCCTTTAGCTCAAAAATATGAGAGCAAGACACCTTTCAAGGTCTTATACCGAGTTGATGGTTCTCGCTATTATTATATCCAGCAAACGAAAGGTACTGTCACCAATCAATCGGCAGACGAGATTATTAAAGAATTGTATGCTAAAGAAGCGTGGGCTGAAAATGGAGGCACTTTAGGCAGTGTTGTGATATTCGATAGTTCTCATAAACTTGCTAAAGGGGAAAAACCTTCTTTAGATCTGGATGCTCAAGCAGAGTATTCATCAAAACAGAAAAAAATAACTGTTGGCGACAAAGTTACAACCTTTGAGCCAGCGAGAAAAAAATAATTAGGCACCCACTCGGGTGCTTTTTTATTTGGGAAGGAGGGAGCATGGCTACTGTACAATCGACGCTCCAGTTATACGATAACTTTTCAAATAAGCTTAGCGCGGTCAATCAGGCCGTACAAAGCACAACGCGCCAGATGGAAAGATTACAATCGGCAGCACGTGCAAATATCCAAATTAATGTTAATGTATCCAATGCAGTTAGCGAATTGAATGCTGTTCAGCGAAGTTTACAATCGCTTTCTGACGGAAACATCCGGATAAACCTTGATGCAGCTAGTGCAATTCGAGAGTTGGAAGTAGTACGGAACCACATAAGACAGATGGGGTCAGGTTCTGTAGTGAACATCGTAGTTAATTCAGCAGATATCTTGCGTGAGATCACAGTTATTCGTGACCGTATTCGCGGGATGTTTACTGCTTCAGTAGTAAATATAACAATTAACGCTGCTGATGCATTAGCGCAGGCTCGGCATATCCGGCAACAAATTGATAATCAATTTCGGAATATACAGGCTCGTATACAAATTCAATTGCCAGCTTCACTGCAAGCTATGTTTGGTAATCTGCAAATGCTTGTACTGCGGCTTATTCGTGTTGTTCGGCAACTGAGAACAAGCAGCGGCGCGAACGCAGCATCGTTACAAGCCGCTTTAGCACGGATAGAAGCTTTGGAACAGAAGATAAACCAATTACAAGATCAACTAAACCGGAGATTGCGAGAAGGTGGACGGAACTCTGAGGGGATGCTAAGCAACCTTAGGAACATCGCTGCTGCTTATGTATCTATTGCCGCTGCCAAAAGTCTGTTCGAGAATGTTATGGGCGGAGCAATGGAACAACAGCAGATGATCAGTACGTTTGTTGCCCGTTCGGGATCGGAAGCATTGGGTAATGCTATTTACGATGCGATTACTAAACAGGCATTAGCTGCTGGGCAAGACGTACAGCAAGCTTTATCAGGGACTATGTCATTCATGTCCTCTACGCTTGATCCTAAGCAACTAGCGCAGTTGAATAAGTTGTCTATGCGTCTTGCGAAGCTTAACCCAATGGAAGGGCTTGAAGGAGCCGCATTTTCAATGAAGGAGTTGCTATCCGGCGATTACACATCCATCGTCGAACGTTTTAACATTGGCCGAGGAACTATTAAAAATAGTGATGCTCTAAAAGCTGGTAAAGCGGGAGACATCGAAGGGTTTATAAAGGGGATGGACAAACTACTTGTTCAACAAAACCTTTCTGAAAAGGCATTCTCAAAAATGTTGGATTCACCAGCAGCGAAATGGCAGAAGCTTGTGAACACGTTTAAATTTAATTTGGCTCAAGCTGGTAATGCTGCGGTAAATGCTTTTGCCCCTTTGTTTGATGTAATCAATAAAGCTTTCGCTTCAGGGCAGTTTGATCAGTTTTTCGGAAGTATCCAGGCGGGCATGTCCATGATAGCTCAAGTGACATCAAGCGTAGTGCAGTTCCTAATAAATAACTGGGACCTGGTGAAGAACACTTTACTGGTGTTGGGTGTTGTGGCTGCTGCTGTAGCTGTCGGATTTGCGGTAGATTGGATCATAGCAGTTTGGCCTTTAGCACTAATTGTTGCTGGCATAATTGCGATTATAACGATCCTAAATAAGTTTGGTATTTCTACCGGGCAAGTTGTGGCTTTTGTTGTAGGTGTCTTCTACGCAATGTTTGCTCAACTCAACAACTGGATTGCAGGATTTTGGAATGTGATTCTGGATTTTGTAGAATTCTTCGCAAATATATTCATCGATCCGGTCTATGCCATTAAAAAACTGTTTTATGACCTTTGGAATGACATAGGCAAGTACTTTGTTGATCTAATTAATAAGATGGTCGACGGTCTGAATTGGTTGATAGAAAAGACGAATTCTATTACAGGCTCCACCATTTCAGCGATCCAATACATGAAGATGGAAGACGGACCACAAAAGCCGACAACGGATAAAGATGTTTTGGATTTCAGCAAATACCGAATGCAATCAATGGACGTCCTCAAGGCGTTCAATAGCGGGAAAACAGCAGCGAATGACCTAACTAAATCTATAAGCAACTTCTCCTTGAAAGGAACTGCGCAGCCTTACACAGTACCAAAAATGCCTAAACAAAATGGCAACATCGGTAATGTTGGCAAAGTGGGCAAAGTCGGCAAGATCGAGGACAAGGTAGATATCTCAAGCGAGGATTTAAAGGTAATGCGGGATATCGCAGAAATGAAGTCTATACAGAACTTTGTTACTCTTACGCCTACAGTGCAGGTCAAGACAGGCGATATCAACAATGGCGCTGATGTGGATACGATCATTAAGAAAATTGGCGACCATTTAGAAGAACAATTTGTTTCAACGGCACAGGGGGTGTACACCTAATGGAACACGCCATACTACTAAGCTACAACAACGGAGAAGAAGCATTTCGTATCCCAGTCAATCCGCCAGAAATGAGCATTAAAGAGGCGGGAGACGGTTCCACGTTTAAAATCGTGGATGGCGGGGAGATTAACGCAATTCAGTCACGAAAACTTACGGAGATATCCTTCGATAGCTTTTTCCCTGGACAGGCGTACCCATTCGTCAACACCGATGAATTACGTCCAATACCTGAATATATTGCTTTAATAGATAAGTGGATGGACACTAAGCGGCCCATCCGCTTTATTTATTCTGCGATAAGTTTTGACCCAGGCGCACAAAAGAGTCCGCAGGAAATTGCTATTAATATGCCAGTCACAATAGAAGAGTTTGAGTGGAAGCCCGTTGCTGGCACATCGGATATCGAATACACAATATCCTTCAAAAAGTACGTGTTTTACAATGCCGTGCAGGCCAAGGTTAAGCAAACAACCACCAAGACAGGTGCAAAAAAGACCACGACCACAAAGGCAAAGGCCAAGCGGCCTAATGAGAAGGTAAAACCCAAGTCGGTCAAGGTCAAGGCCGGGGATACGCTTTGGATTATCGCTAAGAAGAACCTGGGTGACGGGTCCCGATACAAGGAGATTCAAACGCTCAACAAAATCACGAACGCACAGGCCAAGCGGCTAAAGGTTGGACAAGTGCTGAGACTGCCGGGGTGATGGCATGGATATATTTATCGACAACCGGTACGGTAACGTGTGGCAGGTGTCCGGCGAGGCTTTGGCTGGTAAGGAGAACTCTTCTGGTCTGGTGTCTGAGCTCACATGGAAGACTGAACGCACTGGGAGCCCGGGTAGCGTGGATATCACGTTGGTTAAAGACGGCATCTATCAGAACAAAAAGTTCAAGGTGCAGAACGGGGATATCGTTCGGATTACCAAAGGCAAGTACAAGATATTTTACGGCTATGTGTTTTCGGTGGAACAGTCGGAGAAATCCGACATGAAGATTACTGCGTACGACCAAATAAGGTATCTCAATGCCAACGATACCTATGTGTTCAAAAACTTAACGGCCGGGGCGGTTATCAAGCGCATTGCGGAGGACTTCAAACTTAAGACCGGGATGATTGCTGATACAGGATATAAGATCCCGGCCATGGTCGAGGACAATCAAAAGCTATTAGATATCATTTACAAGGCTATCGACCAAACGCTCATGTCTACTGGACAAATCTTTGTATTTTACGACGACTTTGGCGCGTTGGCTCTTAAACGAGCCGCCGACATGCTTGTATCAGTATCGGTGGGTGACGGCAGTCTAATGACCGGATACGCGCTTAAACGATCCATAGACAGCGAGACGTATAACTATGTAAAGCTGGTGCAGGACAATAAAGAGAGTGGCAAACGGGATGCCTACGTTTATCAGGATGGCAACAACATAAAAAAGTGGGGTAAGCTGCAACTCTACGATAAAGTCGATGAAAAGATGAACGCGGCACAGATTAAACAAAAAGCCCAAAACTTGCTTACCTTACACAACCGGGAAAGCAAGAGCCTGAGTATAGATGCAATGGGAGAATTGAGTATTCGCGCCGGGTGTTATGTGCCTGTGTTTATTGATGATTTAAAAGTGAGCCAAGTTTACTTGGTTGATTCATGTACACATAAATTTTCAGGAATGGAACATACCATGTCACTCGAATTGAAGGTGATTTAATGATTAAACAACTACAGAAAATAGCGCTGGGTACTGTGGATGCTTCCAAGCCAAGCGAGAGTATGGTCGGGCAAGTAACAGGAGTAGACCCGCTTGAAATTACCGTTGACCAACGACTGGTGCTGGACGCGGATTTATTGCTTGTCACAGAACGCGTAAAACGGTATGTGGTTAGCCTTACACACAGCCATGTATACAAAGACGAGACTCCAACGGAGACGGCTACCAAGACCACTCAGACGGCGTTACCCGATGTGTTGGTGATCCGTGAAGGATTGAAAATGGGGGATGCAGTTATCTTGCAACAAATGAAAGGCGGTCAACAATTTGTCGTCATGGATAAGTTGGTGGCACCATGATACCAGAAGGCGGAAGCATCGTAGACGAGGAGATTGAAGAGGAAGAAATGCCCACCAAGACATATGCCTTGGACTTCACAAATGGACGCGCACGCGGCATTGTGGATGGCTTAGAGGCTATGCGGCAAGTTGTGTATAAGATACTTCAGACATTACGTTATGAAAACCTCATATACTCCGACGATTATGGCGCGGAAGTAGACCGGCTGCAAGGGCAGAGCCGGTTATTTGTGCAGACAGAGCTTAAACGGTTGGTGCGTGAAGCTTTACTGGTAGATGATCGGATTACGGATGTGCGGGATTTTCAGTTCTCCTTTTCCGGCAGCGATGTCTTAGCAGAGTTTGAAGTGATCACAACACAAGGTAACTTTAGAGACGAAACGGGGGTCGGAGGGATTGTATGAGGATCAAACAGAAGAAGTTATCTTAGAACGTCTGCTGGCCCGTATTCCAGATACCATGGATAAACGGGAAGGGAGCGTTATTTATGATGCGCTGGCCCCGGCAGCGAACGAACTGGCCCAAATGTACGTCGAATTGGATACGAATATAAGCCTAGTATTTCCGAATGCGGATAATGAGGAATATTTAGATTCGGCTGTGGCTTGGTCTGGCATAGTGCGAAAGGCGGCAACAAAGGCGCACTGGAGAGGTAAGTTTTACGATAACCAGGGCGCATTAATGGATGTACCTATCGGCAGCCGCTACAGCATCGAGGATCTAAACTATGTCGTGCTCAGCAAATTGGGTGTCGGACAGTTTGCCGTAGAATGCGAAACGGCTGGCGTAATAGGTAATCAATTTTCGGGTTCACTGTTACCGATTGATTTTATAAACGGGCTGGCTCGGGCCGAATTGGTCGATCTATTAGTGTCTGGAGAAGATACCGAAACGGGAGAGGCGTTGTACGATCGGTACCAAGACAGAGTATCGAAACCTATTACAAGTGCAAACAAAAATCAATATGTTAACTGGGCGCGTGAAGTGCCAGGGGTTGGTGACGCCAAAGTATTCCCTCTCTGGAACGGTGAAGGGACGGTAAAGGTTGTTATTTTGAATAACGACAAACGTTCCCCCTCTGCTGCAGTTGTACAGGCTGTACAAACATATATTGATCCTACTCAAGATGGGCACGGTGAAGGTGCTGCACCAATCGGACCAGTTGTTACGGTTGTAGGGGCAACTGAAGTCGCTATCAATATTAGTACAAGAGTCGAACTCGCGCGGGATGCTACGGTGGCTGATGTAAAAGAACAATTAGAAGTAAGTATTGCGAAGTACCTTGAAGGTTTAGCTTTCTCTGACACTGATACATTAGTTAGGATTACTCGAATAGCAAACCTTATCCTTGATGTCCCACAAGTCATAGATTACTTTGACCTGACTATTAACGGGCTGACTAGCAATATACAAGTTCCGCTGGATAGCGTAGCTGTACTTGGGACGGTGGATGTACATGTCTAAGAAACTTATGTCCTATCTGCCAGACTATTATCAAGAGATTGAAGAGTTTGTGCAGATAATGGACACGGAAGATATCGAATTGGACAAGGTTAATGCCGCAATAGTAGATACATTTAAACAGTTCCATCCAGAAACGGCTACTTGGGGAATTGCTTATTGGGAACGGGATTTGAAAATAACTCCGCTCCCATCTAAACCAATTGAACAACGTCGTAGTGTGGTTATCTCTAAAATGCGAGGCAGTGGGAAAGTGTCAGCAAGCATGATAAAAAATGTGGCTGATAGCTATGATCGAGGCAAAGTGGATGTAATTGTATATCCGGCTGAATATCGGTTTGACATTAAATTTATCGGTACTTTAGGCGTGCCACCGAACTTACAGGACCTAAAGGACGCAATAGAGGAAATAAAGCCAGCGCATTTAGAGGTGAGATATCAGTTTCGATATTTGGTTATCCGCGAAATACACCATGTAATGACGATCAATGCAATAAACAGTACTCAATTAAATAATTTTGCGGGAGGTGTGCCGATTGGCTAGTAATACACCTAATTTGAGCTTATATATGAAGGACCCGACAACAGACGGGAATGATTTCTTCGATGTGGAAACTATGATGAACGACAACTGGCGTGCTATAGACACCTTTGCAGGTTCGACAAAAGGAAGCTTGGATAAGGCAACTAAATTTGTGGTCACGTCTGATATGTTTGGAGCCACAGGAAACAACACAGATCAAACACAGGCCATTCAAAATGCACTCAATTACCTGGAGAGTGTCGGAGGCGGAAAACTTATCCTAGGCGCAGGCACATTTCTTTTGAGTCTCGCTAAAAGCACACATACCAAAGCTTGTATCCTCATTCCTAAGGGAGTAACGATAGAAGGATCTGGCATGGGCGTGACTATCCTTAAACGGCTGGAAAGCGAACGTATTCAAGACGGAGTATTGTTAGTTAACAAGGATTACGACACAAAGGGTGGATACACAGCGGCGGGTAACATTACGCTACGAAATTTCACGATCACTGATGGCGCTGTTACTGCAACTCCCAGAACATATGGGGATCTAATTGCACTGGGGCATGCGGATAATGTGCTTATTGAGCGGGTTGGATCTTTAAATCACGATCAGCATTTTGTGGACGTTTGTGGTTCGAGAAATATCACCATTCGGGATTGCATGTGTAATAACTTACAAGATACCTACGGCAGTGCCACTATCCAGATTGACCGAGCAAAAGGGCTTGGTATTTGGGGTCTGTTGCTGGATGATACAAATCCAAGCAATGTGACTATTGAAGGGAATAATATCACTTCAATGTCCGAACTGATACTACAACTTGGGCATGGAAAGTCTACTGTAGAGGACTTGAGTGTAGTAGACAATGTAATTGTTTGTGCGAACATTGCTAAAGGTCAGATAGCAATCGGGAATGACGAAGATACCTCGATATCAACTGCAGATATTGAAGATAACAAAATAGAACTCAACAATATAAACAGTGCAGGAATCTACCTGGTTGGCGATCCAACAAACAAGTTTGAAAACATATCTATCTCCAGCAATATCGTAACGGGGAAAATGCGTGCAGCAATTTTTGTTGGTAGCTCTACAATGCCAAGTACATTTGCTAATTTCAAAAATGTATTGGTATCAGAAAATACCGTTGATATGGATATCAGAGATTCAACTAGCACTCATTACATTTCGGGAATCCGAGTGAGTAACGGCATTAGTGCGGCGCTTTGTAATAATACTGTACGCTTCGCCTGCCAAGGAGGTGGTTATGCAGATGCGAAGATTATAAGGGCAGATAGTTTTAAAGACATCTTAATTAGTGCGAACCAAATTATCATGGCTGACTCAAATTCGCGTACGGATGCGCAATTGTATGGTATCCAACTTGAAATGGATTCGGCTATTGCGAATAGTCTCTATTGCAAAGCAAAGATAATCTCAAATATGGTTCTGGGCACTGGGTACCGATGGGGGATTTCGGAGCGCGGAGGGGTTAATGTTTCAAACTTTTTACAAGCGGTGGTTTCACAAAATAATGTGTACGATGACGCACCAATGCAAGGGCATTACCATGAGTCCACGCCGTCGTTAGATGGGACCAATAACCTGCAGTTTGTAAACTTTGAATCTTTAGGTTTTGCGGCAACCGGTCCTGTATTGACAATTCAATCTGCAAAGACGTATACGTTTGTCTCGCCTATCAGAAAAAGCGGAATCACACAGACGGCATACACGACAAGTGGAACAATGTTTTTTAACCCGATTTCGGCCACGGCATTTGGTACGGATGCAGAGGAAATTGAGACAGCTTATTGGGTGGAGGGGGCGACCACGAAGTTTGTAGGCGCAGTATTGAGCAAGTCTGTAACAGGAAATGATGCGAATGGTCGAGTGATTAACACTTTAACCATCAACACGGGTAATGCTGGCTGTAACATGGCAATTAATCCAACGGATCATACAGGTTCGATCAGATCCAGTGGCTATTTGATGCTGCGTGTCGGTGTGTAAATACATTACAGGAATTGACTTTACTTCCCATTAAAATGTAAGGTGTTAACATAAACGTTACTAGGGAAGGTTGTTAGATGATGCGTATGAAATTATCTATGTTTTTCCTTATGGTTGTTTGTATTTTCTTTTCGGGACTTTACTTTGCATCAGCCAGTGATTTTAGCATAAGTAATGTTTCTGGCGCCAAACATGAAATTTTGAACAAAGGTCGCAATTTTGTAGTTAAAGCTGCTGCGTTTGGCGCTACTGGTAACGGCACAGATCAGACCCAGGCTTTACAGTCAGCTTTGAACTACCTAGAAAGGGTCGGGGGCGGTAAACTTGTCCTTGGCAAAGGCACGTTTTTATTAAGTCTTGCAAAAAGCGTGCATGACAAGGCTTGCTTAATAATCCCGGCTGGTGTGACAATTGAAGGCTCTGGGGTGGGTGTCACTATTCTCAAAAGGATCAGTAGTGAACGGGAACAAAACGGCATACTACTTGTAAATAAGGGTTACGACACAAATGGTGAATATAATGCAGCTGGGAATATCACCTTGCGTAATTTTACAATTACAGACGGTGCCGTAACTTCTAAACCAAGAAAATACGGGGACTTGATTGCGTTAGGACATGCGGATAATGTACTCATTGAGCGTGTCCAATCGTTAAATCACGATCAACATTTCGTAGACATTTGCGGATCACGCAATGTTACTGTAAGAGAAAGTATCGGTAACAATCTTCAAGACACCTACGGGACGGCTACAATTCAAATTGATCGAGCCAAAAACCTAGGGATATGGGGTTTGCTATTGGATGGAACAAATCCAAAGAATGTCACTATAGAAAATAACGAAATCACTTCAATGTCCGAACTTGTGTTACAACTTGGGCACGATCAATCTACTGTTGAAAATTTAAATGTAGTAAGTAACGTGATTACTGGCGCAAACACTGTTAAAGGACAAATTGCTATAGGCAAGGACGAAGATACCTCGATATCGACTGCAAATATTAAAGACAATCAAATAAAGCTCAATAATGCAAACAGTGTCGGCATCAATCTGGTAACCGACACAGCCAATAGACTCGATAACATTTCAATATCTGGTAATGTTATAACGGGCAAGATGAGAACAGCTACGTTTATAGATAGTGCTGTTGCGTCGACGGATTTTAAGGACATTTTGTATTCGCTTCTCATTGACTTGTCTTCTGGAATGAAGGTACTCTATTAATAACTATTAATAAATACCTTTTGGAAGGCGTTGAGTTGATATTGCGTAGAAAGATAAGTTTCTTGTTGGTGGCACTGATCCTAATTATGACTACATCCTTCGCTTATGCTGATAAGGGAGCTACATTTAAACAGAAACTTATATCTGTTTACGGCATTCATTTGAATAACGGAAAGTTACCAGATGCTCCTGAAATTCTCTACGGAGAACAAAAAAAGGTAGAGGGACTAGATGTAACAGATATAACCTTTTCTAGTTTTGACGGTCAGAAGATACCTGGCGAAGTGATCTACCCGAAAGGCTTTAAAACAAATAATAAGTATCCTACGGTCCTAGTATTTTCTGGACATGGGGAAATGGAAGAACTAATCTCTAAACCAGAATCATATCAACATGCTGGTGCAGTAAGACTTGCTCAAAATGGTTACCTTGTTTACACGATGGAAAATAGAGGTATGGGTAAGCTTGCGAAGATGGGAGATCACCTAGTACTAGACGCGGTAGCGCGCTTGCACGGCGGTTCATGGTACGGAGATATAACGACGGATGCCTTGTACCTTAGCGCAGCCGTGAACGAAGTTCCATACGTAGACAAACAACGAATTGGAACTGCTGGCGTATCTACTGGCGGAGCACTGAGTATGTTGGTTGCTGCATTAGATGACCGGGTAAATGCTGCGTATGTACAGGGTTACCTTGGCACCTACGCAAAAACATTCACAGACGGTACACATGATATCTGTAACAACATAAGTGGCATCCTTAACATTGGAGAGATGTGGGATGTTGGTAATCTAATTGCTCCGCGCAGCGCGTTGTATGTTAACGGAGAGATGGACCATTTCCATTATGCAGATGCTCAGGTTTCATATGCTAAAATAAAGGAACATTACAAAGAATTGAGTGTTGAAAAAAATGTAAACTTACAATCTCCGCGAGGGGTTACACATGAATTTTCCACTCAACTTGCAGCTGATTTTTTCGATAAGAATCTTAAATAGATTTTAACGACACGTCTTAAACGGCGTGTTTTTTTATGTCCTCAGAGTAGTTGAGAGCTGATTTTATAGAGAGACGGGGGAAAGGGAATGCCGGAAGGAGACGTGATGGCAATTGAACAGTTGCACACGAAAACAGAAGAGTTAACAATTCAACTACAGAATTTAAGCGGTGAATTCGCTAGGTTATCTGCTCAGGCCGTATCGGATGGGGCGCGTTTCAAATTGGTCGAGCAGACACAGGGTAGGCATGATGAGGAAATCCGTCAACTTAAAGATTCGACTCGCATGATGCAGCTACAATTTGATCAGGTAATGACTAAGATCGACACATTGGAAATGAAACTGTTTAGCTGGCTCCAGCAAACGCAGCAGGACAGTGTTAAGGAACGAACCACAAATAACAAACAGTGGTTTAATTTCTTGACCTTTGTGTTGGGCGGGACCATTATCGCTATCGTTACAGCGGTATTTGTAAAAGGGGGATTGTGATAATTGTTTAATCCAAATAAATACACGATTGAACGGCGCTACATAAACAAGCGCCGTAACGTAAGACCGGGTACTCGATTAACGTCGGGTACGCCGGTCTTTTTAGTTGCACACGATACAGGCAACCCAGGAGCTTCAGCGGATAACCACTTTACCTATTTTCAAAATCTAAAAGACCGATCCGCCTCTGCCCAGGTCTTTGTAGACGATAAAAAGATACTGGAGATTATTCCGGCAGGCACCGGGCCTGATCCGGCTGAAAAGGCATGGCACGTCTTGTATAACATTAAGCTTGATAACGAGCTGTATGGCGACGATGCAAACGATATAGCCCTGGGAGTAGAGCTATGCTTCGGTGGCAAGATTGACACGCTGGAGGCTTACAAACGCTTTGTATGGTACCTGGCCTACTGCTGTAACAAATGGGAGATTAACCCACGTACACACATACCGAGCCATAAGCAGCTTGACCCGACCCGTAAAAGGGACGTAGACCAAGCCCTTGCGACGATTGGCAAGACCCTAAAAGAATTGGTTTATGACGTGGAAACGGAGCTTAAAGGCGCTTCTGTGGCTCCTGCTGCGCTGGACTTTACGCCGTTACCAGTGTATATCGCTCAATCCTTGATTGATAACTATGTATCTCCAGCTTGGTTCGCTTCTCAGAAGGCAGGGGACCAGGAAGGCAAGACACATTTTCACAACCTAGCCAATAACCTTCGGGCGGCGGCCGGGCTGAACGAAAAGAACCTGCCTCTTGCCGGATCTGTGAAACTTTACAAGTCCAATGCGCAAGAAATCATTTTCCGTTGGCTCCAACCAGCTTGGTTTAAAGCGAAACAGGCGGGTGACAAGGACCAAATGCAACACTATAACAATTTGGCTAATTACCTGCGTTCTGCTGCAGGTTTGCCTAAACAATAATAGGGGGATTTTATATGCAAACAATTATCGAAACTGTACAACCATATGTAAATACCATTGTCACAGCCGCTGCGGGTGTGCTTACAGCATTTGTTTTAGGAGGTCTGAACAAACTCAAGAATAAGGTTAACGTGTGGTTAGAGGCTCGTACAACGGCAGCACAACGTGAGGTAATCCATAAAGTAGCAGGGGAGGCATTCGCGCTTGCTCAAACAGCATTTAAAGAAGCTGGAGGAGAACGTAAGCTTCAGGAGGCTTTGCAGTATGCTTCACTTACTCTTTCCAGTCAAGGTATTGTAGTATCCCAAGTAGAGCTAAAATCCGCGATTGAGAAAGCATACCTGGAGTATAAGGCCAAAACAAAAGCGGTGCTGGCTACTGAAGCACAGCCAAACGAGGAGGCGGCACAGGTAGCAGCTAAGGAAGCGGTATCGGATCTGGCGGTGAAGATTAATGATTTCTTGGCTCAGGCTACAGCGGAGGTAGCGCCAAGCGCTCTAGTTCAACCTGAACCAGAGCATATTCCGGTACCAACAGAAGCTACACAAGCGCCCGCTACTACTGAATAGACTATAAGTAAATGCCTTACTAGCTTCGGCTAGTGGGGCTTTTTTTTGTTTTCTGGTAGTAAAGGAGGCCAAAAAATCACCCTACATTATAGAGAGGTTTGTTTAGGATTTATGCATTAATAAAATAATTTTTTTTAAGAAAATAAAAAAACAAGCAGGAATCTAGAAACTCAATATAGAAAGCTATGTTTAATTTTATAAAATTAAATATAGCCAGTACATAAGAGAACAAAATCCGTAATTATAAGTTTACGACCTCTTCTAAGATTAAAATAATAGAATGTGTAACTTATTAGCAAGGATGTGTATTGTAAGTCTCTTTTTTTGATTTTGAATAACCTACCGTTAAATACTATGAGGAGTGATAACTTGGGGCAGCACGTTTATAGCATAAGCATTATGACAACTGTTGGAGAAATTTCTGAAAAGAAAATTGAAACAATTAAAAATCTGGGGTTAATTGTTGAAACCTTAGAAATTGGTCAGTCAGCTAGTTTTCGTATCCAAGAAACTGGAGATTTAATAATGATTGCTCCGAATCAAATATCATTTGCGAAAACTGGAGATAATATTGATGATTTCAATGCAGATTGGATTTCAGAATGGTTTAATAAAATTTTGGACATCCTATTGTTAGATAGAAAATATGCACTGCAATTTTTTGTACAAAGAAGTTTTAAGGCTAACAAAGGTCTGAGTACAGAGACGGCTAAGGAATTCTTAAAGAACGATGTAGAATTACTATTTGACGGTTCTTTATCTGTAGCCTATAGAATACCTTTTAAAAAAGATAATTTTCAAGGAGAGGTAAGGATCGAGCCCTTCTTCGCCAATCCAGAGGAATATTTTGTAAGTGTAGTTGCGAATTCTCAAATTGTCGGAAGTTCTTCTCAATTTATTAATGAGATGGCATCATTTGTTAATGATGAAATTCAGCCGATAGCTCATAAACTATTCTAATTCCTTTTAGGAAGGAAAATAAACATGAATGAATCATTTAAAAAGAATTTTAGTCTGGAGGAATTTCGGAAAGAAAGAATCATAAAAAAAGAAACTTATGTTGATGAGATGAAATTATTTACTGATTCTTTAAAAGCATTTGGTAAAAACAACTTTCCGTATGCTCCATCTCGTTATCATGATGACGAAGAGGAGGAGTAGTTTTGGGTCAGAGTTATGTTTTTTCAACAACCAACAACCCTTCATTAATATATCCAGATATCGCTTATGTTGATACTAATGCTGTTGTAGAAATAATTTTTAATAGAACCTTTCAAAGTCAAGTTACTGACTTTTTTATGGAATCTGCTAAACGTAACAATATATTAGTTTATTCCGATCATGTTCTAGATGAAATAATTGACTGTTTACAAACGGAAATACTTAAAGAGGAAGCTACTGCAAATGGTTTTGTTCCAAATAAAAGTTTAAAAATGCCGTTATACAAACAATATGAAAGTTCTTCTGGGGTAAATGTGGGTCCTAAAGTATCTTCAAAATTTTGTGAAGTAGTGGATTTGTTAGGGGCAGGAAGTAATGTTTTTTATAAACTAGAATCGCCTCCTGCCCATATCTTGAGGTTCAAGACTGATCGGTATATTCACCATGGAATTTCACCGAAAGATGCTAAACACCTTGCAATAGCGCATTATCATAAAATAAATAATATTTTCACGTTAGATGGCGGAATGACTAAGGCGCCTGATTTTAATGTTTATGGACCAAATCGAAGTGTGACAAAACACTCAACTTCTGGAAATAGTCCTTTAGCATTTTCAGATGTTATACCCTAAGTAGTTCCCCTTATCGAATAACTGATGGGAATTTTTTTGTATTTTAAAAGTATCATTTATCAATCATTCAATACCTTTATGAGGGATCATCACGAATTATACATACAAGCATGCAAATCACTCTGACGGTATATACTGATAACAACGCATACGGAAGCACCGTCGTGCAATCCGAAAGCATCGATGACACCCTACTAGCTAAAGCCAGTGGGGTGCTTTTACGTTATGGGAGGTGTTATTTTGGCCTTTGATTTAATACCATTTATACTTAACATGATACTTATCCTCATTTCTTTTGCTGGTGGTGTTCTATTGTTAGGAACATTGTACAGGGGATATACATTGTTGGGTTTACTTATTGCCGAGAAAAAGAATAAGGACAATGTCTAGAAAACCACAATCTCTGCTAACTTTACTGTCAGCGGAGATTGTTTTGCGTTGAAGGTAATACCATACTGTTCACCGAATAAATTATTGAGGTGATCAGCATGAATCATACATATAAAGTGTTAAAGTCGGATATAGAATTATTTGCAGCTGCATTAAACCAAGTAAGAGTATATGTAGTCCAGCCGTTGGGAGAGGATTTGATAGATATTGTAGATTACGGTGGAGTAGTGGAGAAGATTACACCAGAATCTATCAAGATTAACGGAAATTATTTCTTTCGTAAGCAGTTTGAATTTAGAGTAGATGTGAAAAAGGACTCCAACGGTATATAGCCGATTGAGTCCTTCTCTGTTTTATGTGAGTCGGATGTATATGAATCTACTTAGTAATTGCTGCACATTAATTAGAATTGTCTTGCGCTTATATTGAGGTCCATCTGGGAACCGTCCTGGGTGTAAATGTATACACTATATGAGTTTTTACTTTGAGAATAAATTTGCAAGGTCTTTTGACTACCAGGTGAAACCGAAGTGTCTATAGAGGTGCTAGAACCCGCTTTCTTAATCTCTACATAAACTGTTGAACTTCCATTATTTTTAACGAACACATTGGCGTCTTCTCCATTCTCAGGGATCATGGTGAAGGTTTTCTCAAATGCTCCTTTTCCAGTGTGATGTATCGGATTAATCAATTGAACATCAAAAGGAGTAATAACATGCCCGTCCTGACTCTCAGTATTTTCAATCACTTTAATGAAACCATTATCAGTTTGATTTGCTGAAATTGAATCCTGTGCAAAAGCAGCGGGGCTTAGTGATAGAAGCAATGATGTGGCGATACCAAAACTCATTAATCTTTTCAAATTAAATCCCTTCTTTCTATAATTTAACTACAAAAATAATTATAATTAATCTGTACATCTGTGTACATAGTCGCTAAGTACCATTAAATGATGTTGTTATGTGAATCAATGGGGATAGTTAGATTTATCTATATATAGTTAAAAGCTCTGCTAACGTTAATTGGTCGGCAGAGCTTTTTTTGTTAACTGAGTCCTTCCCGTTTGAGGCGTTCTTCATAACCATTTTCAATGAGCTTTTTTTGGGAAAGCTCGATACAGGTTTCGTTTATTTTCTCAGCTCCTGTCACGTTGTCAGGATCTAACTCCGCGAGCTGTTCGCGCTTTAAAAACATATATTGCAATTGCTTGATTTCAACCTCAAAATGCAGTTCGGAAATTCGATCTTTATTATCTTCGAAATTTTCAAAGAGGGCTTCTCGCTCATTTTTAGTTGCAACAATCTCTTCCCACTTGGATTCCATTTTTTCCTTGATGTCCATGTTCCCAGTAAGATGCATATTCATATGCCTCCTTATTTGAACAATTTCCCAATCAGCTTAAACAAATCAAACGTTGTCCGATTGTACACCTTATTGTAAGCCGCCTTACGTGGGTTTCTGAGCCATCCCCAGCCCCGTGGCATCTTTAGTCCTGCACGGTGTACAATCTGCCGTTTGAGGCTGGTACGAGCTGCTATACGCTTGTTTAGGCTGGGTTTACGTGGGCCATATTTCATTCTTCATCCTCCAATGTAGTGGAGCCTTTGAACATATTTAGATCCAAATCAAACAGTGTACCGATCCGTACCAACTCAGCAGCAGTAAAACGGTCCTTTTTTAACTTTAAAGAAAAGGTGACCTCTTTAATGCCTACTTGCTCTGCCACCCATTTATTTTTATATCCTCGCTTATCAATTTCGCGTACGATCATTTCCGCGATGGTCATTTTTATCAGCCTTTCAGTACAATAATTAGAGTGATTACACTGATGATAAACCCGGCAATACTCATGATAAAGCTGGCAGCGTTTAACTTGCTCATATCAGGTGTAACCTCCTTCGCTTCGTGGTATACTTAATTAAAGAGAGAACATAAGCCCCGTTACAATCCGCCCCCTTTCGGGGCGAACCGTAACCCTCAGCTTACTACCTAAGTAGTAAGACTATGAGGTTGATGATCGCTGTCATAAATGTAATCAGGACCGTCAAGAACTGGATTACATCTTTGACTTCAGGGGGCTTACGTTTTCTCTTTTTCTTTGCCATTCTTTTTCCCTCCCTTCTGATATAATTATACACCCATATTATACTATTGTCAAATAAAAATTATACTAAAGTATAATAATTAAGCCGTTTATGTATATACCATGAGTAAGTTTCGATGTTTTATATATATTGATAAGAACGTTTGTTCGTTATATAATGAGTTCATCCAAACATCAAGGGGTGACATCATGATGAAATTGACATCGAAAGAACTGAGAGCCTTGAGTTATATCGAACAATTTATCGAGGTAAGTAAATATCCGCCAACGGTTCGTGAGTTGCAAGTCGGGTTAGGGCTGGCATCTACATCAACCGCATACGGCTATATGGAGCGCCTGCAGAAGAAGGGCTATATTCAACGTGGTGAAAATATGCCGCGTGCACTTAAGGTGTTGCCATATGCTCGCTGATCGGGAACGGAAATTACTGCGCATCCTTTATAACTACTCAGCTGGACGGCGGCGTTTGCCAACTATGAAAGAGTTGGAGATAAAGATGGGTAGGAGTGTAACGGATATAAAGGCGGGTCTGTTGGCTCTGGAAAAAGATAATTACATCTTGTGGGATAACAAGAGCGATACGCGGCATATCGTAATCATAGAGGGTTGGGATCGTGATCAGAAGATCATCACACCGCCTGGAGCGGCAAACCGATACTATACGGAATATTAAACCTCGGATTGAGGTTTATTTTTTTGCTTTCTGGAAAACATATCCCTTGTAAGGAACAAGTGTTCGGAATATAATTTCTACATAACACAACAGGAGGCTACATACATGTCGAAAAAATTAGAAGGTAACGGGTTATGGGAAAGCAGCCGGATAATCATACCGGAGCATAAAGAGGCTTATCTAAAGCTCATGAAAGACCGTCAGCGGCGTGGCAAACCGGAGTTGGACGATCAGGAAGTGCAACTCATCGAGCAAGCTCTAATAGAGTCCTACAACTCACGTACAACGGTCACGCTCCTCGTGTTCAGTCCGTTTGACGATACGGTTATGACTGGTGTAGTTACGTCCATTAACACCGCAAGACGCGAAGTAAAACTGTTTCGTGGTGAGGATGATTTTAGTTGGATTAAGCTTGAAGATATTGTTTCGACAAGCTAAAAATAATTATCTCACATAATACATAAAATATTCCAATTAGTTTGGTAATTGTATTGCCCTGAGTAGATAACAAATATAGAATAATAGGATATTTGTTACCAATTGCGAAGGAGCATATGTAATGTGGGAAGCGGTGCGTTTTTTGTTCTTTTCAAGCGTGGAATCGTTTGCGGCATTTTCTTTAATGTTATCGATATTTAGGCTTAAACCTCTTGAATTTTTATGGCCGGGCTTGTTTTCTTTTTTGATTATGAACCTAATTAGTTTTTTTCTAAGAGAACAAATGTCTCTAGCCTTCATGGTTCCAGCGATAAGTACGATAATATTTATATTACTTATCACTACTGTGGTCAGAGTCCCTATATTGTGGGCAGCGATCATAGCTATGACAGGAATGTTTATCTACACTGCGTTTCAGGCTCTTGTTATCTTGTCGCTTTTCGGCAATTTCACAGAGGACATGCAGTATTCATCGGCTGGTACAGTTGTTCAGATAATCACGAGCGCATGGACCTTCTTTTTTGTTTGGATACTACTTAAATTCAAAATTGGATTCACAGCAGAATTTGAACGGCTGCGTTTCAAATGGGAGCATATAGCGGTTATTATTTTCATAATAGCAGGGCTCATTGCTTCAGCAACTGTTATGTTTTATAACAACCTCCTCTTTATAATATTAGTTCTCGCGCTCGTGGCGGGTCTGTTTCTGTATTATGCAGTAGTTAAAGAAAGAGAGGAATTGTCTTCCGATGATTGAAATAATGGCTTTGCGCCTAGCAACGCACATTAAAAGCATTGTGCCTAATCACCCTGCATCAACTCAAGTATTAAAATTTGTACTATCAGCAATTATAAACACAATTTTTGTCATTGTAATAACCATCGGTTTATCGTTACTTACAGGAAGAACAAAAGAAGTCGTAATTATAATGGCTGTTTTTGCTGTTTTGCGGCAAATGACCGGGGGGGTTCACCTTAAAACCGGGATGGGGTGTGTAGTTGTTTCCACGATGATTTTTACCGGGATTTCATTTGTTACGCTGGGCTACAACTGGACGATAGGTGCAACATTGGTTAGTATGTTGCTCGTTCTTGTTTTCGCCCCTGCTGGGATAGAGCGTCAAACACGTATACCGCCACGCTATTTCCCGCTGTTGCGGTCTGGTGCTTTTATTTTAGTTAGCCTTAATTTATGGTTTGCCAATCCAATTGTAGCTATAAGTTGCTTAGCACAAAGCCTATCATTGATCAGTTTAACAAGGAGGTGA